AGCTCATTAATGTCTCCTTATGCAAGGGAAAGCGCAAACTTAGTAACATCTCAAAACTAATACAGCCCTTTGAAAAATTGAAGGGCCGCACAATTCAAAAATGTTTTCAATTTGCACTTCATATTTTCAAGGCTTCCTTAAACCTTGCGTTCTATAAGACGGCGAATATAAAAGAATTTTCACTTATTCTTGTAAATCAATGTCTGGTGGATCGTTGGGCGTTTCATAAAACTCTCCAGTATCAACATCGCAACATGATTTGAACCAATTCTGTTGCTGCTCTGTCGCCGGTTCAATCTCTGGGCAATCATGCCTACAACCATTATTCCGTACAACGCATTTGCATATTGTAAGTTTATCTCCCCTGACATCATTCTGAATATGACGTAGCCATTTCAAACAACTTTGTCGAATAGAATGTTCTATCTCGTTAGCGATATAAATTTCATGGTACTTTTCGCAAAACGCTAAATAAATTTTGTCTGTCACGCCAAGCTCTTTGCATTTCTCTGTAACTTTTGCAATCATCTCTTCATACGCCTCAGTGATCACTGCTGGCGCTTTCATGCGTTTCACTTTCAAATATCGTATCTCCCGTTCATAACGTTTGATACAATATTGTTGTTGTTCTTCCGTAAGTTTCATTCTATTTCCTTAATGATGACTGATTTTCAAGTGAAGGACATTATCAAAGATGCCGCCATGCTCCATTACACAAAAGTAGTCACCATCTTCATCTCCATATTCGAAATGGAAAAAATCAAAATTGGGATACTGTTTTCTAAACATCAACATACAATTCATTCCCCGTTTTTTAACTTCAATTTCATATTGATCCCAATCGCAATATTCCCATCCCCCGTCCTTTTTAGGTTTCTTAAAATCATCATACTTAATCTCTTTTGGAAAAGATACCTTTCCAGTGCAATCCCAACCACCAAAGTGTTCAAGTTCATTTGCTATTTCTGCATCAGTCATCGGCTTGGCTTTTTGCAAATCATCCCAAACCGTTTTCGCAGCTTGGTCAGTTTGAATAGTTTTGTCGTAAATGGAAATTTGCTTGTCGTTTCCAAAAAGCAAGTCCTGAATCTTCTCTACTGACTTTGGAAGCTTGCCTTTTTCAAAGCCAACAATGAAACCGCTACTTGAACTGTTGCTGACAAATCCAATTCGGACTTTCATTTTGCTATCCTTCTCCCCATTCAAATACTTTGTCTTTTTCTTTTCTGAGTTCTTCCTGCCATTTTTCCACCGCATCATAGCCGGTCATCAAGTCGCCATATTCCCCATCTGGCCGTTTTTGCTTGCCCTTGTTTTCATCGTCGTCATCAAGCTCGCTGTCCCATTTCCCATCAATGGTATCATCAAACTCATCACCCATAGTGATAGGGCCGTACCCTTGAACGCTCAAATCGCCAAAATAAACGACGTCTTGTCCAAGGAATTTCTCATACTTGATGACTTGGTTTACAACGTCTTGAACATATGGATGAAGAGCCTTCATCGCACGCTCGTGATTCTCTTTTGACGTCACGATAACAAAACTGCTGGAGCTACTGTTGCTCACAAAACCATTTCTTGTTTTCATCCTAATGTCCCTCAAATCTGATTACAAGAGTAGGAGTTTTGACTTCAAACGCGTCCCCGTCACTGTACAAATATTCGTCAAGTGATTCTCCGCTTTCGTTGCTCACCCTGATTGTTCTTATCTTACCAAATTTCTTGAACAAATCTGCGTGCGGCAATTCTTCATCATCGTCATAGCAATGATACTTACGATAAGCCTTTTCTGTTTTCCAAACATCACCACCAAGAAGCAGCGCAATCACGTTTTCCGCAAAAGAACGCAATGGGCCTTTTTTCGGCGTTTGGAAAACCTTATGAAGTTTTCTCTCCAATGCCTTATCATCACCCTTCCATGCGATGATAAAACTACTTGAAGAACTGTTGCTCACAAACCCGCTGCGCGTCTTCATCTTTTTCTCCTATCCATTGTACCACGATACCTCATGTATTGCAAACGTTTGATTTCCGAGCATTTCTTTAACCACTGTCCGAACATTCTCTTTGAACTGAGCGCCTGTTTCATCGTCTTTAATGCCCGTCCATGAACGGCCAATGTAAACAGTCTCAAATTCAGGAGGCTGATGCATTGAAAAATCGTCAGGCAATTTGATACCTTCCGATATTTCATAGACGCCCCAACTTTCTTCAAGCTCTTCTGGCGTCTTTCCTTCTTTGTCAGCCAACTCTTTCAGCGTTTGTTGATACGCTTTTGTCTTCTTGAATTCGCTTGTATCAAGGGAAACTCCGAAAATGCAAAAGCTACTTGAACTGCTGTTGCTTACAAACCCACTTCTGATCTTCATTTGCTTTTCTCCTTAACTGGCACAAGTCCCTACGAAAAGCTTGATCTGCTCCTCATCTGAAAGGCCAAGCCTGCTGCGCAAATCTTTAAGCTTTCCAAAAATGTCCTCCAAATCACACTCGCATTCCGCGCTATCGCCGTCGTCGCTCCAGCAAGCAGCTTCAATTCCAACCACTGTCTTGCCGTTTGGCGCTCCGTCATCGTCGTCGTCCCTAATCGTGAAACCGTCGCCCGTTCCGCGTTTTTCATAATAGTAATCAGAAAGTTCATCAGCGAACTTGTCTTCAGCATGTTTGAAACTATCAACCCAAGTTGGTTTTCCACACTCCGGACAAAACCTTGCCCCTTTGGTTTCTGGATGAACACAACCACGCTTTTTCTCGGAAGGCTCCTTTTTTGGGAAATCCGATTCGTTTCCCCAAACCGCTTCCATAATTTTTTCCCGCGAGAACATCTTGTTGTCGATTCCGTAACCAACGACGACAAAACTTGACGTGCTTGAATTTGATACCATTCCGAGTCTGATTTTCATTTCTTCATCTTCCTTTCTGCCCATTCCTTCAGTTTTTTGAAATGCGCCTTCCCATCAGGCGTTTTGTAAAGCTTCATCATGCGCTCTGCTTTTTCAAACTCCATCCATTCCTGCGCCATGAAATGTTCCATTCTTCTTTTGCGCTCTGCTTTTGTTTCAGGACTCTTTCCCCGCAAAACCAACTGTGATTTCATGTGCCCAAACTCATCTACTTCAACGTGCCGAAGTTCAAACCACAATTCTTTGAAAATCTTTTTCTTTTTTGCTTTCTTCACTTCTTTATTCAGCCATTTGCGAAGGCTTTCAACACTTCCTTCATCCATAGTACAATTACCGTGAAAGTCTTCATCCCAAAAAGTCGCTAAGTCCCTATCGACAACTTCAGACGTTTCATACCACCATTTTTTAGCCATTTTCTTTTACCCTCTCTTCTTGTTTTTCGATTTCTTTCATCAGCTCATGGTATAGTTTTTCGTCTGCGTCTCCCAACACATCAGCAAGCAAACGTGATTCCTCAAGGTACAACTTTACAAAGCCCCTGTCGGTTTCAAGAGCATCGCCAAAGTCAGATATATTGTCAAGCCGATCATGCATCTTAATTATCTTTGCTTCGCGAGAAACCGTTCTCAGAAAATCCCTGTCCATTTGTTTTCTTTTTGCTCTGGGCAAATCTGTATGATTTTTAGAAGGATTTGTCAATTGAAGCACCAAAGAAGAAACAATCCCTCCAAACTTCTCGCGCAACTGTTTTGACGTTATCTTTGTATCTTCCAAAACGTCATGCAACATAGCAGCCGCAATCATCGTTTCGCTCGAATCTGCCCGCTCAGCAACCTTTGCCCCAACGTTCATAGGGTGTCGAGCATACATCTCATTTGTATACTTTCGCCGTTGCCCTTTATGAGCAGCATAGACAAAAGCCTCAACCTCTTTCAAAAACTCATCCATTGCCCGCTTCCCCGTAGAAAAATCCAAGCTGCTTTGAAGGAATCTTGACGCCCAATTTTTTCTCTGCTATTTCCTGAACGTGCTTACAAGCTTGGGGAATAGTCATTTTCTTCAAAAGCTCTTCTGCATCCAAACCCGCATAATCAACGTCCTCTGAACCATAATAGGAAAATACTTTTCCCTGAGCGCTTCCATAAGCAAGTTCAGGATACGTGAAATCCTCAGCATTGCTAAATTCAAATCCACATTGAGGACAATACTTCGTTTTCTTGTTTGGTCTTCCGTGCTCGCAAACTTTTTCTTCATAGTGTTCCGTTTTGTAAAGCCCTTCCTTCTTTGCCAGCACTCTTGACCAGTTGGAAGTACCAATGATGCAAAAACTTGAACTGGAACTGTTGGAAACAAAACCCGTTCTTGTCTTCATGATTCATCCCTCACCACAAAGGCTTCACTATTAATTCCAAGCCATTTGAAAAACTTTTCCGTATCTCCGTTGTCGCAACGGATTTCTCCTTTGATCATTGGATAATCATCTTCTACATCGTCCCAGTCGTCATGAAAGATTCCTTCTTGATCCATCCATTCTGATTTGAAGCCATGTTCCCTTGCATATTCAGTATGATTCAAGATAGCTCGCTTTTGCCGTTCATTGATCATCGGAATCCAAACAACAAATGAAGCCGAACTACTATTGGAAACAAACCCTGCTCGCAATTTCATGTCGACTCCTTGTGAACAATGACTGCCTTCCCCATGTTCACTAACCTCTCTGCTGCATCTGTAATGCCGACGCCCCAACTATTTTCTTCTTCAAATGAAACCATTTTCCATTTCTTGTCGTTATACGGTTCAACAGCTTTCAAACGTTCCCACAACTTCTCAATCTTTTTGCTCAATTCAGTAAGCCCTGAATCATAACGCTCAAGTTCATTCTTGACCAATCTGTTGAAAGGCTTTCGTCGAGAATCATATTGTTTGAGCGTTACTTCTTGAAGTATTCCTTCCGGACCTTCTTTTTGAAACTCCCGTTGCTTCTTTCTACTTTGCAATTCCAAAACCAACTCTGCACCACGTCGTGCTTCTTTGTTTTTAATAATCGCTTTGAATTCTTTGAGTTCTTTCTCGCAAACTTCTTTGCTCTTTTGAAGCCCTTCGAGTTCGCGCATCAATGTCTCGCGGTATTCAGAAATCTTTCCTGCGTGCCACTTTACATTGTCCATTTTTCCATGCGTCAACGATCCAACGACGAATTCTAATTGTCCAAACCAATCCTCACCCTCGGCACCGCTATTTTTAACGACGATGATAAAGCTACTGGTTGAACTGTTGCTTACAAATCCACTGCGCGCTTTCATCCTACACCTCAATTGTGATCAATAATCTTGTAAGCCTTTTTCTTGACTCCCAAGGCTTTCAGAAAGATTTCCATTTCTCCGTTATCCATCCACGTACTTCCAACAATCCGTTCTCCATTTTTTGTCTCAGACAACTCCCAACTGTCGCCAAATCCAAGACGGCCACCGTTAAAATCTGGAAAAGCGTTCAACCGAACAAACTCTTCCCCAAACCGTTTGTAATCCAGAATGGCTTTGACTTGCCAATCAGTGAGCATATCCTTACGCACCCAAAAGGATGCTGAACTCGAATTTGAAACGTAGCCCAATCTAATTTTCATCGTCATCCTCAAAAGCTTCTTTGATTTTGTCCCATATATAATAGTTACCGTTTATATGAACGCCTTGCTCATAGTGTTGAATCGTGTCAAGAACGTTTCCGGTGCTTGCATCGCCTTGATTAAGGAGTAATTTCAAAACACTGACCGCGAAACGGTCTGGATCAGCATCAAAGTTTTTTGTGAATTCGTCCTTGCTGTCCCAAAGTTGTGTTGAGTGGTTGAAATCATCATACGTACAGATTCCATAATAACGCCTATCGCCAGACCGTTCTGATAAGTCATCGCTAAGCTCAATGACTCGTTGAAACTGAATATACGCTCTATTTCCCATTTCTTGCAACCCTGTCTTCAGGTTTTCCGAGCAGCACGATAGCCCACGTTTTAGTAAGTGGAGGCCATTGAAGCGGTCTGCCAACCGCTTTCATCATTGCTGTAATATCAGCCCCTTGACCTTCAGGCGTAGCATAAATCACCGTAAACGGTGCTGCTATTGCCTGCTTGAGAAATCCTCTCAACTCTTTTCTCAAAGTGCCCTGCCAATACAAAAGGCAGCGACACTGCCTGTCCGTCCACGAAGCATGCTTTTTCTTCATCTCAGACGCCCAACGCCCAATATCAAATGCGACGCCGATCATCATAACCGTTGCGCCTTCTTTCATCAAAGGAACGTTTGGCGGGCACCGTTTCTTCTTTCCAAAGTTTGGACAGCCTTTCTTATGACCGGGATAAGGCAACGCGCACCAAGTCCCGTTTGCTTTCTTGTTGATAATGACCTGTGTTTCAGCCGTAAATTTATCAATAATGTAATTCATCTTGGTTGAACTTTCTCCAAATGCTGAAACGTTTCCTCATCGCCTTTCGCCAATGCAAGTTCCTTTTCGTATTTCCGCAACGTTGCCTCATAACGCCGAAGCAGTCCTTTTGCATGATCCATATCGGGCACTCTGGGATGCGAATTGTCACCCCAAAGCTCCTTCCTGTCTTCTTCCGTCAGCACCGATGCATTGATCCACCTATTCGGCCAATCGGGGAGCATTTTCTTTCTCCAGCAAAGGGTTTGGTATCCGTTTCTTACAATCAGCACAAACAACAGATTTTGGAAACGGCTGATGCTTCATCTTGTCCAAGTTGGTGCTTTCAATTTTACCACCCCAATCATACCAAGTTTCCCACCAGCCACAAACATACTCGTTCATTATGAAACCGGATTTGCCGCCGCACTTCGGACAAGTTGGTTTTTCTTTCTCTTCCATGTTGTAACCTCACATAAGACCGATTTTGTAAAAGGCTCGATAAGCAGCAATACAACACTGGTACGGCTCAAACAATCTGAAATTGAAACACTCTTCTCCGGAAAACGGTTGGCGCGTGTAATAGTTGTGAAGCATATTTCTCAATTCTCGAATATACCACCCAACCTTTACATGCCCCGTTGTTTTGATTTTCTTGTCCATTTCAAAAACGTCTTTTTGATTGGTCAATGGGTCGGGACAATCGTCTACAAAAACCCAGCCCATATCCACTGTCTTGAAAGCATAAACTTCCATACTGTTTCTTTGAAACAACTCTTCCTTGTACTTCCATGTTTGCTTTCCAATGCGTTTTGTTTTCACAGCGTCATTTTGAACAATGGTCATATTCCAAAACCAAACCAACAAGATTACACGAAGCTCCCCTTTTTCTTCGGGAGTCCATTCTTCAAACGGTTGGTCAATGTCAAATTTCATATTTTCGCCTTTGTCAAAGGCGTAGAGGCTTCTAAACTACTTAACCTTTCAAATCATACGTCACACAATGGCGGCAACCGTCTCTCATCGAGTTTAACACGCGCTGGCGAAATTTAATAACTGCTGGACTGAACCAAACGTCCTTGAGGAAGTCGTTGCACTCAAGAACGTTCACGCATTCAACATTTGGCTCGTCTTCAGAAAATGAACAGTGCCAATACTCGCCCTTGACGTTGATGTATGCCGAAAACAGCGAAGATTCACAAGACTCCGACATCGACAATAGAACTTTCCTGCGCTCTTCACTCATCTCGCGCTCTTTCACAGCTTGTTCGAACTTCGGCGCTGAACAAGAATCAAACCCGAACCGCAAATCATTTTCAAAACAGTAGTTGATCAAATCCGCATACTGTTCTGAAGTGAGCGAATGAAATTGTCCCTTGGCTCTGCCTTTTGGTTTGACCCCGAGAAACACGATAGCATTGAGCTTTTCAAGCCGTGAATCAGTTTTGCTATCGCGCAATACTTCATAAACGAAGTCAAGCGTCTCTTGGCTGGCCATTAGATGAATGTTGGTCTGCTTCACACCGCGATCTGAGAACATCTTCACAGTGTTGTAGCCGACATTCTTGTCTGTCTTGTAAACGCTGACCGCCAAGCCGCCAACCAACGGCGCGATTTCATCAGCCAGTTTCGGCGTCAAGTCAATTCCTGAAAGCGTGAAGTTTGGAATCACACCACGCTTGCGGGATTCTTTCAGCATTGGAATGAAATCTGGGTTTGTCTGGACGCCCGTAATCCCAAACGCAATTTGCGTAAGGGTCATCGGCATTTTGTCCATGAGCGTTTTGAACTGCCCCAGCGTCATATTAGTCGCTGGGACATCCTGATTGCTCTTGTAACAGAATTTGCATGCGTTTGGACATCCATTGACTGAAATTTCCAAGTCGAGAATTTCAGGCCCAATGGGGCTGAATTCTGGATCATCCTTCGGCGTCTTTCCCCAACGCGCAAAGAAGCCGGTCTTTTTGTCGAAGATGTAATGGTAGTCACACGGTGACATAATCGTTTTTGCCGTGTTGGTTTCAACGACTGTGTAAGGATCGCCCCCTCTGAACGACACGCCGCCAAGATTGAAGATTTCTTCCCCTTCGCCAATGAAATACGTTTTTCGCCGTTTCATCGTTTCTTCCTTTTCTTTTTGGCTTTCTTCTTTTGTTCGGCTTTACACCACGGTTTTAGTCCACCTGCTCTGTCAACAATTTGATTTTGTGCTATACTGTAAAATCTTTCAATCTCGTATTCGACGTCTTTTAACCGCTGGCCAAACTTCTCAAGTTCAATGATCGAAACCACTTGGTCAGCGTCAAACTCTGATTTGTCCCGAAGTATTTCGTTCAACTTTTTGTACAAACGGCAACGCACGCGCCCAACATTTCTTCGCGCAACCTCAAAACATTTTCGGTCACCTTCCGTCAGTTTCACTCTGGGCAGCATCGCTTTCCCCTTAACTACTGCATTCACCATAGTGCAAAGTCACATGATGTTTCCGGACATCAAGCGGCACGTTCAAACTGTTTTGACAAATCCTTGCAAACCTTTTTATCAACTGCTGAACTGTCTCCCCGTCGCACAATTCTTCATGACAACTCAAGCCAGCATAATACGGTTGGTTGTCGTATCCAAAAAAGTCCAAGTGTACGCCTTCGTGCGTTCCGTAGCTCATATAGAAATCATCGTCCTCGAAAACGATCCCATTGTTCGGACTGTATTCACAACCAACGCCTTCTGCATTGAGAAGTTTTGTAATCAGCTCTTGGCTGTCGGTTCCAACAATCAGAAAACTACTTGACGAACTGTTGCTCACAAAACCAATACGCACCTTCATCCTTAGTCTCCCTGTAAAATCCTGATTTATTATACAACCGAAAAATCAAGATTTTGCGTTGAACTCAGGATTTTCCAAATTATTTGTAGAAAGCGGCTGAAAACGAGCAAACGCAGGCTTGCAACATCCCCTGAAGTTCGCCGTCTTCAAAGGGAGGCTGTGGGGTTTCGCAAATGCATTCGAACTTTACTTCAGTGAAGAATTTGATGAAATGCAAGTCTTCCTTTTCAAAAAGACGCCATTCAAGCTTTGAAATTACGGGACACAAAAACGTCTCTTGCTTTTCGGCTTCTTCTTCGATCATAAACAATACCCAACACGAACAAAATCCATTCAGAAACACCTTGAAATCTTTTTCAAAGGTTTCGTTCACATCATTGACTGAGATGTAAGCGGGAACTTGAAAGTCCATCCCAAGGCTTGCATTGAGTTCAAACACTTGAGTCACTGAGAAAGTGCTCCAAGTAAAAAGGACATTCTTCTGGCGGATTGGCTGTTATGGGCAGAAAAGGAATGAACATCGGATTTGAACGGTATGATTCAAGCTGCTTGTAGACGCAAAAAACCCATCCATTGTTCCAGTGAGGTTCATCAGCATGCTCAGTCCAACTGGAATGTTCTTTATGGCATTGTCGGCAAATCTTTTTGCTCAGCATAAAACATCTTTTTCAGTTCTCTATCCATCATTTTGTTTTTGCACCATGAAGTCGCCAAGCAAGTTTTACAAGTCAGTTCCCAAAATGAGAACTTCCCATAACAATTACCTACTGTCTTTCTCCTTTTCATCATCTTTCTCCGACGGTCTTCTGTTCATATAATCATCCAGATTGACCGCATGCGGCAACACCCTTCTATAAGAGCGCAACATCTTACTTGTCGCTTCGCCAGATTTCGTTGCTGCCTCTTTGTATTTGGATGCCGCCTGTTGCCATTGCCCCTTCCCGAATAATTCATCTGCTTCTTTCATTCTTTCATCTGCCTCTTTTTGCAGGGGTGGCGCTTCGCCGCAAGCTGTTTGAAGATCAATTCGGGTCAAAGAAGCTTCGCGCTTTATATCTCCGGGAACAAAATAAGAACAACCCGAAAAAAGCAGAAGCAATAACACCATGATCATCTGTCTCATCTGTTCCTCCTAAATTCATTCTATGTTATATTATACAACTCGTTTGAAAACATTTGCGTTATTTCTGTCCATGAACAAGATGTTCCAGCGAAAAAGGGCAATCGTTTGGCGGTGGCGCTCCAAACGCTCCTTTGGTACAATCTTGCTTATCGCAACGCTTGCAAATCTTGAGACGCATCGCAAACACGTCCGTAGCGCTCATTTTAGGCCCATTTTGATCAACTTTCGGGCCAGATGTAGGCTTTGAATTGGACATCGCAATCCATGCAAATAAAAGTGCCTATTTCGTATTCACCAGCTGTTCTATGACGAGTCGTATGCGAGCGCAATTTTATCAAATCATGTCCACGATGTTTCTTGGCTTCTTCGTTCCGCTCGTCATGCGCTGTCCTTTTGTTCTGATTTAGAATTATCATCTTTTGCCTTGATCGCTTCCTTGGGAATCATTTCAAATACTTTCTTGAACATCGTCGCAACAGCAATACTATGAACAGTTCCATCAGGGTAAATCAATCGTAAACTCTTTAATCGCTCATGATGCTTTGGAGCATCGTACGCATTAACGTTTGCAACGATTGCGTATTGCTTCATATCAAACTTGGTATTCTCCCACAACCATCGCCATTGTCGTTTCGCGTCTTGTTCCGGGCACCTTGCGTCTGAATCGTATTCCGATATCATACTCTGCCACGCAAGAAAAGCATCCCGCAATTCTTTGTTCTTTTCATCCATAAGCACGACAACGTTTTGCAACACCGTTTGTTCTTGTTTCTTGAAAGCTGAAATCAGATCAATATATCGCATATCCATAATTACTCTTCCTTCTCTAATAGCTTTGTAATTTCATTGGCGTTTTCCAAAAGCGTTTTCCACTCTTCAGCGCCAATGCCTGCTTGTTTTCTCATTCTCCATTCTTCATAATTCTTATCGAAATACAAACGGCGATATTCTAACGTTGGCTTCTTTGAATTGTCCCATTTTACAACGCGCAAATCAATACGGTTGTTATCGCCAATCTGCTTTGAAAAAATGACTTTGAGAACGGTATGTTTGAAATCTTCTGGTTTAGCTTTAGCCATCATATTCTCCTCTGATGAGGTCAACTTTCTTTTTTTCCAATACTGATTTTTCTTTTTTCAGCAGCTGCTTTCTCCTTCCTTGCTTTCAATTCTGCCCTGCGCTTAGGCGTTCTTTTCAACGCACCCTTCATCCATTCCTTTTGTTTTTTACGCGTCTTTTTCTTGTTAATCTCTTTTTGCGCAGCCATTGCTTCAGGGACCGCACTTCCTTGAGCTTTTATATCACTGTATGTATCCTTGAAAGTTTTTCCTGCCGTGTTATTTGCCATTGATATTTTTTCGACACCGTAGTTTGTCTTCAAGTCTTGTTTCATAACTGCTTCTTTTTTTGCATTGTCGTGTGCTCTTTTGAAATCAAGCGTTGGCCCTTCTTTAACCGAGAAAGAACTCATGATCCGATTTGTATGATGACTCTTACATCTGGAACACAGCACCACCAGCTTTTTCCCGTTACGGGATAAAAACTCAGTCACGTTTCCACAGTCTTCACACTTGTATTCATACAGTGGCATTGTTCCCCCGATCAATATTTCCGCGCCTTATTCTAAAAGCGCGTTGGCAATGTAAATAATCTCTTTCGCAATATACTCATCGCATTCAGATGCGTTCTTTTTCTCGTCTTGTATTTCCTCTACCATTTCTTCCGGCGGCATATAACCGGAATCTGGCTGAAAACTTTCTCCCAACACTAACAATGCAAAATCAGCTTGCGCCTGACGACGCCGAATCTCTTTCACAAAAGCAACAATCATTCTTGCACAAGCTTTTCGTTCCGCAGAGGTTTTTGCCGAAGAAAGTTTTTTGCGCCCTTCTGTATGCAAAAACCGCTCCAATTCAGTAGTAACAGAAAAGTTCTTTTTCTTAACCAAAAAAGCAACAATAAGCCAAGTCATATAATTGAAGAAGTCTCGCAACCTATCGTTCGAGTATGACTGTCCTTTGTACGCTCCTTCGGTTTGTTTGAGTCCTTTAACTTCCGGAGATTTAAGTATATACCTAAAAACTTTTTGCGTTGTATCGTGTACCTTTCCGACATATTTCCACCACGAAGACAACATAGCCTGCATAACACCGCTCTTATCGTCGTTCCTCTTGATGAGGTTATCTATCTCGTTTTTCAATTTCTTGATATCACCAACCCTGACAACTTCCTTGGGTTCTTCAGAAGGCGTAATTTCTGTCAAAGTGTGACCTTCGTCCAACTCTGGCATCGTCCGTTCTTCTTTCCTTTTGTTGAGCGCTTTCTCCGCGTTGCTGATCATATCGTTTCTTGCAGAAAGCACGAACAAAGGCATTATGTCAGAAACCTCAACGTTGTAAAGTTTTTTCTTCCTTCTGAGCAAGTTTTTCAAAAACTCCTCGTGACCATCTTTCCAAAACCACGTAATAAAAGTCTGGAACAAGTCCCATGCTTCGTCTGGAGCTAATCTAACTTTTCTTCCCTTGATACCCTTGCTTACCCTTTCAACCGTTTTTTCCGCTTCCCTAATTGCTATCTTGTCAAATCGCTTTTGTGAAACAGCTTCTTGGATTTCATCTCTTCGGCCCTGAATCTTTTTCAATTCTTTCTTAGCCTTTTTTGCAGCTCTTTCGTCATCCGCGTTTACTACTTTCAAAAGTTCGTCCGTTTGTTTTTCCATCGCGAGATAGACTTGCTTCAAAACCGTAAGCAAAACGATTTCTGTTGCGCCATTTCCACTGACGCCAAGCAATTTACGGAAAGCGAGTATCAGCCGAATCATTTTCTAACCTCCTAATTTCAATATGATATGTCTCTACTAACCGTAAAATATCAAAAAATTATTCGCCAAGAATGGTTTCTTCCCATTTGTGTATAACTTGCTTGATATCAAACTTTTGCTCAATTGATTTTTTTGCTGCGCTAACAACGCTTGTGCATATATCAGGAGCGTCAAGGAGATTTGTAATTGCTTGGTACCACTCGTTTTCTGTATTTGCAAGAAATCCATTTGTCCCATGGACGATGTCTTCCTTGTAGGGACTAACATTACTTGCAATTGTTGGAACGCCTGCCCCTGTGTACTCCAACCACTTGATGTTTGATTTTGAACTATTGAAAACAGATTCTTGCAATGGAGCAAGTCCGCAATTTGCTCTAAGTTGCTTTGTAGTAAGAACATATGTTTCAACATGCTTGAACTTTTCAAACTCAATTCGCTTTTTATACCACGGGCGTCTTGGGTCTCCTACATATTGCTCTAAAGTTTTTGGCATTGAACCAATAATGACCAACCGGACGTCGCCCCTTTCCCTCATTACCCTGTCGACAGCATCAGCGCATTGTAACCAATCTTGATTGTGTGTCGCGCTGCCCATCCACAAGATGCGCTTGTAGTTGTCTGGTTGACCAAGATATTTTGCAGGATAACCGTCGTCAAAATCAATTGCGTTTGGAACCACTATTGTCTTGTCGGGACACTTCAGTTGTTCTTTCAAAATCTCCGTTGTCGTTGTTACAACATCACAGACGCTCATGATAGCGCGAGCCGCTTCATACTGATCTTTCTTGATTACATAGGCGGCAGGATTATCAAGCGGAACATCAAAAATGTTATCGTCAATGTCATAAACGATTCGCTTGTTTTGCCGCTTCAATCTTATGATGGTATAGTATTCTGACCATCGGCAAAGCCGCTGAACTACAATCACATCATACTCAAGAAGATAATCATAAATGACCTCAATTTCTGCCATGTCAATATAATATTCCTCTGTGGTCATATATCTCGCTGGAACAACCATTCTCCAGTAGCCACAACCTGATTGGTCTTTGATGAAGATAAGCTTCTTTTTCCCTTTACTTTCACCATCAACCATTTTCCTTATATGCCGTGCTGCCTCGTAATGTAAATCTAACGCTGTTGGAACTGTTGACAATGTGTTGTGAAGATTTTTCTGAACGACTTGTTCTTTGTGTATGCGTTGCGCTACTTCTTTCACCATTTTGAAATCTTCACTGTGCAAGATTTCATCTTCGTTATTCCAACGGATGCAGACCAAATCATCGCGCAGCTTATAACGTTCTTGAATTTCCGCATTGGTCAACAGCTTAATAACAGCGTAAGGCAAAATCTGTTTCTTGAACTCAGGCGGCATTGGAGCAATGCTATGATTGATCTTGTCCTTGTTCCGTTGTTTTTTTCGTTTCGCTTTTTCTTTGCGTTTCTTTTCTCTGGATTTGTTGCTCATTGTTGACCTTTCATAATGTCTGCTTTGATTTTGTTGACTTTCTCCAAAATCATTTCAGCAGTAATACTCTTTGCACAGGCGTAATCCCTTTTGCACCGCACACCGCCAAAGTCTCCATTTGGACATTTAATCTTATTCCCTTCTGCGCAGAAAGGGATATTACAACCGCTCATGTCGCCTACAACAGATTCAAAAGGAATTTTCTGTCTGAATGGTTTTCTGAACTCTGGATTCACAAAACCATAACAGCAAACAATCGGCGTCGTTGTCGTTGCTGCAATATGCATCACGCCTGTATCCGTACCAACAAACATATTGGCTTTTTGGATCAACCAATTCAACTTGTGAATGCTCCACTCAGCATCTACCAAGTCCAAAACGCCTTCACGAAATTGTGGGTAATATTCTTTGCTCCGGGTTTTTCTTCCAACAAGAATGACTTTGAATTCTTTTGTCAAAGCTTGTATCAATTTTTCCATTTCAGCCGATTGTAATTTAACCCATGTAATCCCATAATGAAGGACGACTACGGGCCAAGCGTCTTTTACGTTTTTATTCCACCACTCATCAACATATAGCCGCTCTTTTTCTGTTGGAAAAAGTTCAAGATTCCACCAATCAAATTCACAATCTCCTACGATTGCTTTTGCATAAACATGAGCAGGATGACGGTTGAAGTCCTTTTCATATTCCGCGTCCAGTTTGAGTTTTCTTTCGTTGTTCCTGTCCAAACGCACAGACGCTTCGTCGACATAAGGACTGTTTGCAAAAACGTCGGGGAACAACGTTCTGACGCCAATGTACATATTTGGATTCCTGCGCCTCAGTTCTCGGAATGCTGGCGTGGTCATCAAAATATCTCCAAGCGCTCCCTTTCGTACGACGATCATGAGACAGCGTCTCCATATTTTTGAATTGCAAGCGGATGATGCGGTGGGCCGTCGTAAGGAATGACCGTATCGTTTGGACTTACAAACGCATCATAGAATGCCTTTTTCGACTCTGGAGTTTTTCTTTTGAAATCAATCAAACGCTGATCTGGCAAACCCGGAACACCACTATGAAACAATTCTGATTGGAAACGGCTCTCTTTTTCAATCATTATTATCATGTCACGAACAAACCCGTAATGATTAACAACCACAGGTGCGCTAACGGTTCTGCCACTTCCACCGCCTAATCCACAACCATCCATTCCGCTGCGCCAGCCAAACCCAGCTTTTGCGACGCGGTGAATTTTGTCATACAGTTTTCCAAGAATCTTGTGTTCCAAGTCGATATATAAATGATTGAAATTCACCATTGCGCACGTGACGCCTATTGGTTGATGACGCAAAAAATGAGCAAGCTTATTTGCTTCCCCCGTTGGAACAATTTCATCCATGTCAATTGACCAAAACCAATCACAATTAGAAGCATCAATTGCTTTGTTTGCAAGACGCGTCATGTTGGTATAGTTCTCAGCAGGCGTTTCTCTCCAAACATCCAAAAGGATTTTCAACCTGCCGTTAAACTTCTTTTGAAGTTCAACGCAATACTCATGAGTGTTGTCTTCTGAGTCTGTACAAACGGTCAAAACAAATTCATCTGCCCCTTCCAAAACAGAAGCGATGCAAGCCTCCAAGGGAAAATCATATTTGACACCGTTAAAAATCTTCCCTATCCCAGCTAACAATCCGCTCATTTCTCTTTCTCCATTTTGTCAATCCTTCTTCTGCGTGAAGGTGAGCGGGAAATATGACCTTCTTTGTCGACGAAATAATTCCAATTCGGTTCTCTCTTGACCCCTACCCCACTTATCACTTTTTCCGGTGGATCAACGGGCACTATTGAGCCTCTGCGGACCATCTTTGCTCGTGATATATCGCCATCGCTATCAACAAAATACAAATAGCCTTTTTCTTTTTTGACGCCAACTTTTTTAACCAACTCTGACATGAGTTCACCCTTGCTGTATCCATGGCCAAGTCTGAACATATGTTTTTAGCTCATCCATCTTCATCCCTAAAATCTTGTTACGTTCTGCTATATTTTTCTTCAAATTAGGATTTGAGTAATCAGAATTTATATTTCGCCCGTGATGAAAATGATAAAGCTCCCCGCCTGTTATTCGCTTTGGCGGATAGCCCAAAGCCACCATTCTGTGCATCCTTTCATCATCCTCAAAACCCCATGACACAAAATTCTCATTTTCCATTCCTATTTCAAAGTATGTTTGCTGGTCGCTAAAAACTATACCACCTACTTGTCCTTGTCCCGTATTTGCACGACGCTCTTTCTTCAACATCTCAAAATCAAACCCGCTATTTATAAATCTTTTCTCAGTACCACCATGATAAAAATGCACGTTCCTTTCATAAGGAATTGAAAACTTACATTCTCCATTTCTGATTACGTTAGCTGATCGTAAGAGAAATTCCGGCTTACAAGCCAAATCTCCATCTTGGTTCACAACAATTGGCGTTGTTGCTGCCTTTGCCATTTCATTCAACCAACGAGTCCGGTGAAACAATTCATTGTCAGTTTTGACAAATATATAATTACAACGATCAAGCAAATCTTTTGGTAAGTATTTTGGAACCTTTTGTTCCTTGTCGTCCTCCAAAATGATTATATTTGTATCAAAATAATGTAACAAGCAGCCAACAACAACGTGAAGACAAATTCCCCTTTCGCGCATATCTACGCGTATGGGAATAGTAAACGTGACGTCTTTCAAATCATTCATTATTCGGCATACCCAAGCAAGCAGCACAAAGCGAATCAGCCAAATTATTGTTGAGATGTTGCAATCGCAACTTCACGAATTTCGGATGATTCCATGCTTCAAGCAAAGTGAAATCTTTCAAGTTGGCGATCTCAAACTGCGTATCGTGATCAAAATAGCAAGCAGTCAACCAACCATCCCAAGAAATCTTTGCTGAGTTAAACAACCCCCAGCAGGGAATTGGTGGAACCATGTTTTCATACCTTCCGGGATTTCCAACGATTTTAGTTGGAAAGCGTTTTCCAACATGTCCTGCTTGATTATACAACGGAAGATAATAAAATTCATCAACATACTGAAGAATAAATTTTTTAAGTTGTTCTAACTCATCCCTGAATTGCTCAATAAATATTGCGCTTACACACGTGCGCAACGAATTCGGCTTGTTCTCACTCAACCACTTTACATTTGAAATCACCTTATCAAAACAATCAACTCCATGTAATTCTTTGTACCGTTCACGATTTCCAGCATTGATAGAAATTTTCAAGCTGTCTAAACCGGCATCCATTACAGGAGTAAGCTTTTCAGGCGTACAAAGAGCGCCATTGGTTGTAATGAAAACATAATCTATCTTAGCAACTTCCTTTGTATAGCGAATATACTCTGGAAGCTTCTTTAATAGAAATGGTTCTCCCAACAAGAACAACCCAATTTCTTTTACTCCAGCTTGCTTGGCTTCGAGCAAAATTCTGTAAAGAAAGTCTTCATCCATATCACCTACTGCACGCAAGTCTTTTTTAGTTGCACAATAGGAACAATTGAGATTACATCTCGCCGTAACCTCAATTTTGATTGCGTCAGGAAAAGGCGGTTTTGAAACAAGCTTTTCCTTTGGAACATGTGTGTGTTTGTCTACGCGTTCAGTAATTTTCATGGAAGTCGCTCAACAAGTTTATTGAAATCACAATACTCGTAAAATTGCAAGGCACCATTTCTCGCACAATTAAACACTTTCAACGATTTTCCTTTTACATACTTCCGAAAGAAAAGTTTCCAAGCAGGCAAATGATATTCTCCCGGTGGGTTATGTTTCCGCTCATCCCAATAATCGGAACGGAAGTGATTTTCTTTTATTGAGTCGCTATATCTTGCGTCACATCCCAAAAGAAACACTTTCCTAAACCCGAGGATAGCAACAGACGCTTGTACGCCAAACAAACCACTATTGGCGGTATACAAGCGCTGAAGGTCTAAATTGACCCTGACTGGATTGCTTTCAACGTTTCCAACTATCGTAACCCTTGGATCAAATTTGAACTCCTCAACTGTCTCGTGATAAGGAAAGAAAAATTGTTTGATGTTCTGATACTTCCTAATCATCGCAATTATTTCTTCTTTCTTTTCCTTTTGAGATAACATGTCCAAGTTTGCATAATATGTTGGCTCAAACCCCCAATCATCAAAAGCAATATAAGCACGCTTTATTGCCATCGTGTTACAGTTCTTTAACTTGCTCACATTACATTCTGCGAGCGATGGACCACAAGCCAATATGAAAATTGAATCTGGAAAATGCTGTTCCATTAGCCAAAGAACCTATCAAACAAGTCATCGTATTCTTTTGCACGTTTTGACCAACACCAACCTTCTTTATCAAATCGTTCCCTGTTCTTTCTCCCGACAAAATGAGCCAACTCTGAATCAGTCATCAACATCATTATCCTTTCATTCATTTGTCTTACACATTCCTCTTCTGGATATGGCGGAACAAGCCATTCTTCTTCTATCAGATATTTTGAATCGCCCACGTTTGTAGCTACAACGGGAATACCGCAAGCAACTGCTTCCATAATTGATTGACTCATCGCTTCATTCATAGAAGGGTGAACATAACAGTTAAGAGAGCGCAAAAATGCAACTTGATCGTCGCGAGTCCTACCGCGCTTGAAAAATTCTCTGCTCCAATCTGATTTTTCCTCTACTGGATACCAAAGACACTTCAACAAATGATAACGTTTTGCATGCGTTCTGTTTCCGCTCCACCCAACTTTGTCTCCAAGTTTTGGGCTGTATGTAAAGATGTTCCCATCAATAGCGCCACGTATATACAAAATCTTTTCTTTGTCGTTAGTGTGTTCCTTCAAGGTATCTTCTTGAAGTTCTTTTGAATTTGTTACAACTGCAATAAAATCATGAGGCCGCGCTTGTTCCCATTCTTTGAAGGGTGATCGCAACCCGCAAATTGTCCTGTTCAAAGGCGGTTTGTTGAGACAATTATCATATTGCTTTGAGTTCATCGTGAAAAACGCATCAAACTTTTCCAAAGTTTCTGGACTTACCTTATCCACTCTCAAATACTCGATCTGATGGCGCGAATAGTCTTTCCATCCACGAGCAAAAAAAGAAAAAGCCCAACCGTATTCATCGACAATGACTAAGATTTTCATAGCATGTACAACTCGCATTTAGGTACTGGCAGTTTACACCACGTCCATACGTTGTGCTTACGGTAAACATTTTCACACTTTTGGTAGAAAGCCAAATCGCTCACTTCTGTTCCGCAATGAGCAGACCTTCCATACATACGCTCAAACCCGTTTCCAAACTTTTGATATGGAACCCAATTCATCGGTACGAACATGTCCGTCACAAGCACGGGTTTCCCAAGGGTCATCGCCAACTGATGAATCAATACATGGTCAACGTGTCCATACTCGCCCATTGGATTGTGCGTGAAAATCATATCACAGTCCACAGCGCTGGCTTCATCCCTTATACACCGCAACGTTTCTGACAACTCTGGTTTGGGTCTTGTGGGCATTCTATAAAAACCCGAATTGAAATCAAGACAGATATAAGGAATATCTAAAGCATGCATCAATTCGTGAAGTGCCGCGCCTCGATGTTTGCACCACTCTCTTTCGGGATTATTTGCATCATTTGAACAGATAAGAACAATTTTCTCAACATCCTTCTGTTGTAACACAGGCCAACCACAAATGATTTCGTCATCTGGATGTGCAAACAGCATGAGAACTTTCTTGTCACGCACTAACACATTCATGCTTGCTTCCTTAACACCATTTCAAAGTTCAAGCCACCGTGTTCGTGAAGATTGAAGTGTTTCGCGACAGAACGCAAAACGTCGCAATTTGGTAAGCGCTTCGTTACTTCTTCTGGCGATTCGATAATGATTGTCTCGTACTCTCCCATTCCTGCCCTCATACCCAAATTGAATATCATTATCCCTTCAGGCTTAAGCACCCTTTCTGCCTCGGACAAAACAGTCTTCAAATCATAGCAATGGTCTAACGAATTGCTATACACCCCATTGAAAGAACAGTCATCATATTTGAGATTTTGGAAGTCGCCCACTTCCACCAAATCCGAAAGTGGATGCAAGTCAACGCCAATTGATCTTTCATAACCAAGTTCTCGCAACGCCCGAACTTCTCCGCCTAATCTTGCCCCCAAACACAAAACGAATGAATCTGGCGCTGGCGGCATAAATTCCAACAAACCACACGCTTCAAAATATTCTTTGAATCGCAAGAAGCGGACATCAGCGTCATTCTGAAGTGCTTGTATAACGCTTGGATTGCTCGTCTTTTCAATCTGTTTTGCAATATAGCTTTCGTAACTTGTTTGTTCTCTTTTCTGCATCGTATTTCCTATGAACACTTGATCATCAAAGAATCAACTTCCTTTGCCGTCAATTTATGCGTTCCCGAAACAAGCAACTCACCGTCTTGCCAATCATATTCTACAAGATTACTCGAAATCATCTCCCGATATGTCTCAGAAACTGGAATTCCAACAAAGCGCATTGCTCCCAACTGCTGAAGGGAATACGGCTTTTTTCCTATCTCCCTCGCATATGTAAGGGTTCTGATAATCTCTTTCTCTCCTTCGTTCAATACGCCCACCATAAAACCGCCAAGCCAATAAAGACCAACCCGTCCAAATGTATCGATCGCTTCCCTTATATCCTTAGTCCGGAATCCCTTCCTAATATATTCCAATGTCGAATCATTTGCGCTTTCAAACCCGCAAGTAACGCCAACGCAACCAGAATCTTTCATCATACGCAACATTGTCTCATCAACGCTATCAATGCGCATTTGACAAATCCATTTGATATCGAGATGCTTCAATCCAAAACACATATCTATCAAACGTTTTTTGTCAATAACAAAATTATCTTCCCTAAAATGAATCGACCTTGTTCCGTATTGCTCCATCATCCCTTTGATTTCTTCTATCACCAAGTCGACAGAACGTTTGTTATGTCTCCGATTCCAAATTGTTTTCGATGAGCAGAATTTACAATCAAACGGACACCCGCGAGTTGACATTACAATATCAACAGGCTCTGGAAGCGGCATTGGAGAAAGATCACGCCGATACTTGGTTATGTCTACAAAACTCCGATCTGGTGGGTTCAACTCATCCAAATTTAATTCGTAAACCGGGGCTTCAATGCTCGACAAATTACCAGCCTTAAAGCAAATACCGGGTATTCCAATTTCTTTATTCCCTTTGTCTAACTCATCCAAAAGCTGTTGAAACGATTTTTCGGCAAGTCCTCTTGCAACATAATCAAAATGCTTGATATGTTTTTCTGGGCGGACCGTAGCGTTTGACCCGCCATAAACAGTAACAACTCCTTGATTTCTCAAAACCTGCGAAACCCTTCTCGCTTGAGGCCACTCTGTAAACGTTCCGCCAAAACCAACCACATCTGGGCTCTCTTTTGAAAGCCACTTTATCAAGTCTCCATTTGAAAACTTTGCAATGTTGTTATCAAGATATGTAACTCTATGCCCAATAATATTTGAAACAAGCGACAACATTCCTAATGAAATATGCGGATTGACGCGATATTCAACGCCAGCATGCGGATGCTTTCTCAACAAGTCGTCCAACTCAGTTTGATTTGGATATATCAAAACAACGTTCATTCGTTCACCAGTAACACGTCAATGCTGGATATGTTCGGGTCTTTCGCAATCTCAACCAACTGCTCTGCATTTGTAGCCAGCGCGCCCAATGACTGCGCCTTGATTTCATAACCAAATGAGAAGTAGAAGTCCAGTATTTCTTTCCAGTTGCCCGTATTATCTTGTCGTTCTTTGCTCCATGTCTTTTCATCAAAAGCAAACGTGTCAACAGCCAACTCTTGCACAACAACAGGATGATACGAGCCAACACACCGCCTCATTCCGTCAATCACTCTCAACTCATCTCCATCAGTATCAATCTTCAGGAAATCAACCCTGCCCTGAATAAAATCATCAAGTGTTATCATTGTGGTATGCACTTGTTCATTCGTATCGCTCTCTGCATCCCACTTGTATTGAAAATTCGCATGAACTTCTCGGCATTCACTTCCCACAACAAACTGACAAGCCTTATAATTCGTAAACCTATTCAATTCCATATTGCAAATCAAACGCTCAATAATGGGCATTGGTTCAAAACACCACACCTTTTTTCCAAGCGAAGCCATCAATACACTGAAACATCCAAAATTTGCTCCAACATCAACACAGGCAGATTCTTTGGTTACATATTGCTTAATCCAATTCCATGTCCAAGGTTCAAAGCACTTCCCCTCCAGCAAGCTATCGTCTATGGAATGACCTTCTTGCAAATCGTACTTCAAACCTTCAAACTCATGGACGCTCACAGCAGCTTCCCTCTAAACTCTTGATTGAATCTCTCCATTGCAGGAACATGACCCACATGCAAAGACAGAGGACGCTTTATATCGGCCACAGCGCCACAAGCAAGCCAATTCATCGGCAAACAATAAGGCATCTTTTTTGTTTTCCAAATCGTTCTATAAAGCCCAGCTTGTCCACGAGAGGGATGATCTTTTTGTTCCTCTATCATCGCATCTAAAAACCAACTCCATTTTGAAAAATGGTTGAATATCACTCCCATATTCATTGCTGTCATATACGAAGGCATTTCGTTGATAAACTGTTTGTCATAATCCAAGACATCCTCGCCAATATCAGCATCGCCCATGTCGCCTTCAAACGTTTTGATAAACGCCCGCTCGTTTTGTACCATGCAAATTCCATAGTGTTCGGCAATCTTGAAACCCTCAAAAAAACCTTCGTGAACCACATAGACATCATTGTCGATGTAGAGTGTTGTATCAAATGTCGATTTTTTCAAGGCCATTAACCGCCACAAGCTGCTGTTCCTGTTTTCCTCTCGGTGTGGATAACTGATTCGCGTATACTTCTTGAATTCCACATCGTGCGACATTATCCCAAGTCGCTCCTTGGGAATATCGTGATAAACTACAACAGGCAAATCGGGTTTGAAATGCCTCAATAGTCTAAGCGATGTATGAAAATGCGCTACATCCCGTTCGCCCACGATAACATAAACAACGCCATCCATCATTTTTCCTTGGGTGTAATGTAAACAATGCCACGCCTGTTGCCTTCAGCGACTTCATTGTAATGGTAATCGTAACCATCCTCGTATATCAAAGGCAACAAGTCTTGCACATACTCGATGTTGAGGATTTGACCGTTGTACTCGTCAAACCCGAAGTCTTTCCCCGGCACTTGGCAATCGTGAATGCAGATTACAGAACGGTCCATCTTACGCTCTGCTATTACCTTCAACTCGTCTCTCAAAGGCCAATAAGAAGGCCAATGAGCATCAAGATAAAAGAGTACACCGTCAAGGACGTGCGTTAAAATCTGTTTCAGAATTTCAGGAGAGCTACCAATAAACGGAAAAATTCTTGGGTGTTCGTCTAAATGCCGGTTCTCCTTTGCCGCTTTTTCATTTATTTCTATCGTGCAGACTGTATCAACCATTTCAGCAAGTACGACGGTGCTGGCTCCGCGATTTGTCCCCGTCTCGACAACAATAGTTATGCCATACTTTGAGACAAGTCGTTGAATCTCGTCACGGATACGCCAATCACCTGCAAATGCTTTGAAATTTTTCTCTTGCAAACTCACGTATTTGCCTCGCACGCTTTTCCACCGTATGACGTTCTCGAATCATCTGTTGCGCGTTTCTCCCAATCGCTTGATACTGATCTGTTTTCAGAATCCGTCCGATATCCTCTATACTTGTAAGTTTCAAATACGTTTCCCCGTCAACAAAACCGCATCTTTCCATAAAAGGCATTTCGAAGCTTGCCAAACATGCTCCATATGCGCAAACTTCGTAATATTTTGGCGGTATATACAAGTCATAAATCCCTCCGCTAAAATAATATTTTGTCCTCCTTACTGCTTCTTCATACCCTTCTCTTGAAAGGCGATAATTGCCGAAATCATCAGAACAAGATAAAACAAAATCAGAACGGTTCATCGAAACAAGATGATCATATATTTGAGTTCGGGAAGGGTAAGCTGACCCCACACACCCTGAACACATAGCTGTAATTGTTTTTTCGAAACGGTCAGGGACTTCCAAAACAAACCACGGCACAAGTTCGATCCTGCATCCAACAGCTTTCCCAAAATCAATCAATTCTTCGGGACAAGTTTGTAAACAACAAAGCAGATCAGGCTGGACGATTTTTATCCATTCTCTTATTTTGGTTTCATTGTTAACATAGTCGCTCAGAAAAGAATAGACAAACTCTGCTGGTCTTTTTTTTGGGACCGCCCAAGTATGACAAAACGCAATATCATAATCGCCTTCTACTACATCATATGATATAGTATCAGGGGGCAACGGAACCAAAGTTGCATCACCGATTGCTTTTGGCAAGGCAATTCCTATTCCTTCAGTCCAAAAGGTCCAATAATCTGTTGGCCTTTTTTGACCATAATAAGAAACCACTTTCATACTTCTTTCTCCAACACTTCTTTTAACTTCCCTTTGAAATGAAGTATTTTGTATTCGGGCCTTCCAATAGCTTCAAGAATTTCTTTACGTGCTTTATCAAATGAGTCAGGGATATTAAACTCTACGCTTGGACAAAAATTATATTTTGGGCCAAGATCAGTTACGTGACATTCAAACGGGAGCAAATTTTCATGAACAGTGCAAAGCATATCCTGATCACACCACCAATCGAAACCTCTCCCACGATCAAATTTTTTGCGAAATTTAACATAAGGAGTCCATGTTGGATTCAAGCCTTGTTCAAATCGGAAATCAATGAATTGTTTTGATCGCTTATTGTAATTGAATCCAACCGTTCCTCCGTTGATCGGGTACCAATAAGGATAATGTCTGCTTGTTATGTACACATCTCCTTTTGGAAGGTCTTCAAAAATATCTGCTTGAACAAGCATATCAGTATCCAATACAAATACTTTATCGCCAGCCGAAAACTTTGTTCCAGCTAAACATTCTATTCTACAAAGCATCCTTCTATCATCCCACTTGCTTTGAATCACGTCATAAAATTCAATCCTGTTATTCCATTTTTCAACAGTTGCCTTGTCTTTATCAGAAAAAGAAATTGCATGAAACAAAATCTTACAATCACAATGTTGCAAAACCGAATGAATCATCTTATCAACAACAAGCGTCAATTCGTCTGAAAGTACAAGCACATAGTTCATAGCGGCACAACTTTCTCCCCTTCCCAAACATAACCCATTTTACGGTACTTTTCAATATTATCTCGTACGTATGCAGGATAGCTACCATCTATATTCACTACACTTGTAAACTCCGTATTCAAATCACAAAAGGAACGTTTCTTAGCAATTGCAGTTTTGATAGTAGCAAGCGTTTCGGGAGTGTTAAATTCCTGATGAGCAAAAGCTTTAATCTTCTTACATACCTGCTCGGTACCCCCCAAATAAGAAAAGTGCCAGCCTCCTTTCACTTTGCGATTGCAACCAAGATGTCGGAAATGAGTAAGCGTAGGATTGTGATGCGCTTTGAATTCTCTCCACGGCATTACGTACGCATGCGTCCAATCCCAATTTGCAACAAGGTTGAAATAATAGTAATAGCAAACATGACTTATTCGCACGCGAGACCTTTTCTTCAACGCTCTTAAAATGGCCACCGGAGAAGAAATTTCATCCGCATCAGAAACATGAACAGAGTCGCCGTCCTTGATATTGTCAAGCCCACGGATCATTTCGTTGCGTTGATAACGTTCTCTTTCCCAATGGTCTTCGCCTTGTGGCATATCATCAATTACAACGTGAATAATTTTGTGCTCAAACTTCTCCCAACGATTTCTATTTTCATGAAAGTATAAGGGTTTTGACTCATTGCTGTGCGTTCGCGTACTCTCGCTGATTACGAACTTATCGACAACGTTGTTCAACGTGTTCAAACGAATATCAAGGATTTCAAGCTCGTTGAAAAACGGGAAGCAATCATAAATCATTCGCTTGTTCTCTTTTTAGCCGCAATGAAAAAACTGTAATCTTCATGTTTTGCTATGTTCTCGACCACTTCCAAGCAATCGGGAAGCAAATTCAAAAACTCATCTAATGTCCACATGTGTTTGTGCTCTGAATTTGGTTGTGTGTACAATAAACGATCGGGCAAATAAACAACTACATGACCACCGGGACAGGTCACACGCGTCATTTCTTTTAACATCAATTCTGGATCAGCAAGATGTTCTAAAAAGTGACTACTGTAAACATAGCTAAAACTGTTTGATTCAAACAGGTTTAGGTTAACAATTTTGTGTTTGATATTTACAACAGACAAATCACGCCATTCTTTTATCCCGCTATGAATCACATCCATCCCAGCGTCAATTCCAATCGCCTCTGGGCGAATCTTTTCGTCGCCGCAACCAAGATCGATTCCGCAACCCTCACAATACTTTATTGCCAATGGTCGTATCTTTGTTGTCTCGTTCATTTGGCCCATTTCTTTCTGAGAAAATTCTTGTTGCGAATTTCGCACCTATCGGTGAATTCCTTCATTTCATTTCCTGATGATTTGCTTGTTTGATGCCGAATATGGACGATGTTTGCTTTCACTTCACGAATCTTGTAACCATGATGAATCAAGTTTGTTGAAAAATCTGAATCTTCGCAATAGGCAAAATCAATTTCTGGATCAAACAACCCCAACTTTTCATAAATACACCTTGGGACAACGAAACACCAACCCTCAATATAAGGGCGACTTGTTTTACGGTTTACAAAACTGAAATCTGATTTCAGATGACCCATTGAAGGACCGACTTGTGCCAATTTTGGATCGGCCTTCAACGCTGCCATCATATGTATCAACCAATCCTTTTGAACGATAACGTCGTCGTTCAAGATACAAAGATACTTTCCTTTTGAAATAGCAGCACCCATATTACAAGGAACAACATACCCTGCATAATTTGGAATTTCGATCATGGTGTGATTAGGATAAAGATTGAGTAACTTTACAACGCTGATTGTAAAAGCTGTTTCAGGCGTGTTGACTATCACTATCAATTCATAATTTTTTGTGTGCGCCCGCAAGCTGTCAAGACAATTCTTGAGATGATCAAGACGTTTTGCCGTTGGAATAATAATACTGAGTTCCGGCTTTTCCTTTGAAGCAAATTCTGGAGTTGTTTTAACGGCAGGTAAAATTTCAATTTCATTGTCTTTGTCTTTCCCGTAATGCAACAAACAAGCCAACTCGCCAGATTGAAGAGCGCCATTGAATTTTAATTGAAGGTCTCTGTGAAGCGGTGCGCCATGTTTTACAGTAAGCGCATTTCCATTTGCTCCATCTGGCGAATAAATTTTAATCTCATAGAGCTGCCCTTTTTCCAGTTCTAAGTCAACGACGAATTTTTTGTAAACATTGTCTTCAAAATAATCTGCTTTCACAGAGTGGGTTTTAATGTTTTTATCGTCTCTCCAAATCTCAATTTTCATCAAACAAGCATTGCGGCGTTGAAACGTTGCAAACTCAACAGAAACGGCATGCAAAAAATCGCCCTTTGCCAAAAATGGTTGCTGGACGATTTTGCCTTTTATGAGTTCGCCTGAAAGATATGTAACATCGCCAAATCGTTCAATCATAATTTCAGCTTTCCAAAATTGAATAAGCTGCTACGAAGTTATTGCTTTTCGCCTGCGCAATCTTTTGTCCAGCTTGATAAAGTCGCCACGTCCCCATCCTCTGAATTGCCCCGCTTGAGAAAGGCCGACTGAATCTTTCCCACGATAAGCAATTTCTCCAATTTGGTTATAAAGGACCGCACGTTGCGGCACGGGGAGTGGATTCCTTTTCAACTGTTTAACTACGCGACTGATTTCCGAGTCTGAAACGTTTGAACCAGAACACAAAATTCCAGAAAGCAGCTTTGCAATTCTCAAAAGCTCAAGCGCAATGGCCTTCCGCTCCACTTCAGAAAAAGCAATCCTTCTAATCAGCTCATTCGTTCTCAATAGAATACTCCATAACAAGTCATTTTAATACGATACAAACCATTTATGATTTGAAAACTATCAACGTTCTCCGGCGATAAATGCGCCGTAAATACAAACTTTCTTTTCCTGCTTTTCTTCCCTTTGTTTTTAAGCTTAACTTCTTTCCCTATATCTGGTCCACCCAGATCGTTCTTCAAAACTTCTTTGCGCAATTCCTTGCAAGTAACTTTGTCCAATCCTGTATCCGGCAAATCAGTAGGCGCTTCGATGATCGCGTCAAACTTGTAAACTTTGTCCTTTGCTTCGTTCTTCTCGGAGCCTTTTCTTTTTACATAAGCAATCTTACATGTCTCAGGGACAAGTTTGAAAACGTTTAGATATGCTCGCTTGGCCAAATTCATTTTAACATCTGCACGATACTCAACAATTCTTTCGCTACCATCTGATTCAATTCCATCTCTTCGCTTGGATTGTAAAGATGTACTGGATCAGGGGTCGTCATTGGTCCCAAAGCTACGCACTCTTCTTCGCCTAAAACAACTTCGTCTTCGTCCGGGTCTCCCGGAACATATAGCTCTTCTGCGATTCTTTGTCCACGTCTCATTGCAGCTCCTCCTGCAAAAGTCTGTTACTTAATAGTGAATATAAAAGAATTATGCACCTGATTGAAGGAGGCTGTCACAATTGTATTTTGGGCGGTCGTTTATGACTTTTGAAATAACTTCTTCTTGAAACTTTGGGAAGGCTTTATCGCTGGTCAATTTTTCAATAATAGCTAAGGACAGTTTCGCTAACGTACAAGCGTCAGCTTGATTATCATCCTTTGCGTCAACGCTCCACCGTTTGAAAACTTCTCTGAGAACCAAATTTTTGTTTGCGTTTCCTTTCCCAACAACAAACTTCTTCAATTGGCTTGGCGCTACTACCGCGAACGGCAAACCAGACTCATAAAGTTTGATTCGCATCAACGTTCCCAACCCGACCAAATTGATTGCCGCTCCAAACTGTTGCCTTGACGCCGGGACATAAAAATCCTCAATGCAAATCAATTTCGTTTCTGGAGGAATCATCGTCAACACTTTATCTGTAATATACATCAGCCGATCAAGGTCTGAAGCATATTCCCTTGGCTTTGTTTTTATCGTTTCCAAAGTGATCAATGGACCAGTCAACTTGCAAAATCCAGTCCCGCTCAAAGACATATCCAATCCAATGGTATGAAAACGTATCGGTTCTCTTTGAATTTCAGCTCCCATTACTCCCCTTTCAATGATTCCTCAACTTCAGAAATCAAAGCATCTGCTTCTGCTTCAAGTTTTGCAGTCAACGCTGGCAATTCAGAAATTTCACAATCAAACTTTTCACGACATTCCTTTTCCATCTCGGCCAACGCTTTTTCTTGAATTTCAATACTACCTTCTAAGCGGTCTTTTTCCGCAGTCAATTCAGATACTTTTTCTCGCAACTCATTAATGCGTTCAAGTTTGTCTTCACTCGCCATTTTCAAGTTCTCCAAAGATCATTCCGCCAAGAATTTTCTTCAACTTTGACTGTTCGACAGAAAATAGATCACCCAAGTTTTCAATCTTGTTTGCTGGCCCAAGCCCTACGGCTTTGCGGAAAAGCTCAATATTCTTTTTCAACGACGTTCCATCTGTCACATAATATACTTCCATTTCTTTTCCAAATCCATCAACGACTGACAAAACGTCCAACCCTGATTTGGACACGACGCAAGAACGTCCGCGTACCATGAAAAATCCAATGTGCTTTTTAGCTATCGTGATTATGTTTTCATCTTCTTGAACAATTATTCTATCGCGTTGATCTGCAATCAACTTCCCTTGAACTGAGTCTCCTTGAACGCGGATTAAAACGTTTTTCCCGATATGATCCTTCATTCTTGTTCTCCAGAGCAGTATGCGTCGCACCCTTCGTGTACTGGTTTCAAACAAATGGGACACAAATCAATTTCCTTCATTGCTTCATTCTTTTGTCTTTCTGCTCCTGAAAGTTTTTCTTGAATTGCCTCTTGAGCTTCTATATTTCCGTTCAAAGAAACCAACAAGGTTTCACGCCGTTGAATAAAGCTACTTGTCTCTATAACAGCTTGTAAAGCTTTGCGAGCTAATGAAATGGATTCCTCAGATTCAGAGACTTCCCCAATGGCGGATTGACGAGTCTGCATTTCCTCCAAACCTCGACTCTTTTCCGTGTGTAATTCAACGATTTTGAGCGCTTCTATACGCTTCTCGCGCTTTTCTGAGGCTTTGATAAGCTTTTCGTCTGCAACGCTCAAATTGGGTAGTTTTTGAAGTCTGAGAATGCTTTGACTCAATTCTGTATCCGCAGTTTTCCAATCCCGTATGAACCCATTTTGCTTAGCCGTTTTTTCACGCTTCTCTTCAGCCTGCTCCAGTTTATCCGCTGCAACGTCCAGCCCTTCATAATGCTCGATCTGCTTCAAACACTTGCTCAAATTTTCACTTACTTTTACTGCTTCAGAACTCATCTCATATGCTTTAGACGCTGACTCCGTTTTCTTTTTTGCCGTTATCAACTTTTGCTCTATCGAATTCAAAAGCGTTTTCTCTTTTTCTAACTGCGCTTCATCATTCTTCTGTTTTTCGAGGTCTTTAACTGACGTCTCAAGCTGTTTTACCGAACGCGAATTCCTGATGTTGTCAAGACCAACTTGCCGGACAAGCTCTTCCATTCCAGCTAAGCCACTAATTTCATCAATTATCTGAGCACGACTCGAACCTGAAACTTTCTCCCCATCAACTTCAGCCAAAAAGAAATGCCCTTCCAGCTGATCCATGATATTTGGCTGAATCGAATACGATCCCAACTCAATGGCGTTGAGACCCATCACTTCAGCAGCTTCTGGAATGACGTTTTTTCCGGGACGAGAGAAACAGATTGTCTTCCCGTTCAACGGCGTGATTTCCCAATTGTTGATATTCTTTCCACGCTCTACCTTGACGGTTCCCTTGTCTGTTCTTGCAATCACCGTGCTCTTTTTAGTTCCTAACCGCAAACACTCAGGGTCCCATTCGTTATAAGCTACCAATCGCAAAGCGCGGACGGCTGACGTTTTTCCTGTATTACTCGGGCCGAACAGAACATTGAAGCCTTCTCCAAATTCAAGACGCGTATGTTTGTGATTTTCAAAATTGATCATCTCCAAGCCCAATAACATCAACTATCCTCCTTCTATAATTATACAACGCTGAAATCTGTTTTTCAGATTTCTGTTGAACTTTATGAATTTTCTTGCCGCTGGTGTGCTTGCGCGATTGATCTAACTTATTGAGATGATTTGAGATATGCTATATACGCGGGAACTCTTTCAATGTCTTTACAGATTTCAAACCATGTCCTTCAATGGTAGCATCTGTGTCCTTTGCGGCTTTTTGTAGCATCGTACAAATTGCTGCAATCCCTTTGTTGTTGAGTTCAAAATTGTCCAACAGTTTTGTGAAATCTTCGTCTTCCCAATAATGACCCTCATCATAAACGCTTTTGAGTAAACCTGTCTGTTGAATAAATTTCAAAAGAGCGCAAACGGCAACGTGCGCCTTGACAAAATCTACAGCCCACTGCGTTTTTGTAAATGAACTTCCGCGCCAAACTTTTCCATTTCTTCCACGATGGACGAGGCCAATATTCGTCGGCTCACAACCTTCGCCCCACCACGTGTGAAGAACGTAACCTTCGAAATTCTTCGCCCCAGCTTCCCATTTTTCAATTTTGTGTTCTTTCCTGACTCTTTGGCTTGGCGTATCGCTGGAAGAAAACATCACAGGTGCTCTTTGTTGATATTGAATCTTAGCCCAAGCATATGCTTCACGCATATCTTCTGGAATGTCTGAATCATCAATAGTTTTCAGATCAGTTGCATAGCTCACGTACCACGGCTTTTTGGCAACTTGAAAACCCATCCCTTCTGCAATCTTGCCAATGTACTTCAAGCACTCAATGGCTTTTTGTTTTGTGCTTCTGTATTCAAGATCAAAGTGGATCGTAATTCCCATGCTCAACACCCGCTGACATTTCAAACGTTCCAGCGCTTTCAAGTATAGACGTGTAGTTGTCAAATCTCTTTTTTACTTCTCCCGGCAGTTTGTCTTTATGTTCCCGCAAAGCCTCGATCAACTCGCCACTACTCTCCTTGATATGCGCGTCCATGTGCATCGCCGCGCCTTCTTTTGGGGACAACCCTATCAAACTCCAAGCAGGAGCAAGATCGCGCTTGCAAATTGGACAAATATATTCAGGCATCCTTCGTCTCCAACCGCCAAGTCCCTTTCCCGTTGAAACCTTCGACAGTTTGAAGCTGGTGAAACCAAGAAACCAACCGCATGCGCGGGTCATCTTTTGTCAATTCCGTATTCGTCATAATGTATTTGGTCAGTTCGCAAAAGTCTTCAAAGGGCATTTCAACTGAAATCCATTCGTTCTTTTTCCCATTTTGATGCGTAGCAGATTCAACGTCTTTCTTTCGGATAGGAACGCTGATTTTCAAATCAGGAAAATCAGGAAACATTTTTCCAAGCGATTTTGCTTCTGTCCCTTCTGGCTGTGTCTTGGAAAGAATCAAGCTCATTCTTCATCATCCTCGTTGTCTTTTTTGATTGCTGCTTTGGTCAACGGCTTCAATGATTTTTGCCAATTCCTGAAAAACCATTTTCCATCCTTGAACAAGTACGTGTAATCTTCATCACACTTGCTCAAAAATTCGTCTTCTGAGCTGAACAACTTGGAATCAGTTTCTTCCTCGCCACGATCACGTCCGTAAGCTAAACACCAATTCTTTGCTTTCTTGTTATCATTGTGATCGTTGAAGCCGTGCTTCTCTCCGAGTTCACTTCCCAAACAAGACAGATCACCAAGATCAAGCAGTTCATGAATCTTTTCTGGCGTGTTGAAAGCTTCGAGCAGAATCTTCCCGTTGTGAGTTGGATAACCGTCCCAATGCGTGTAAATTGCGCGTACCTTTTTGCCTTCCACGATTCCAATGAAGCTTCTTGTGCCCATTTCTAATTCCTCCGATTTATATAGGCGAATACACTCTGTCGCCAACTCCGGGAATCCTCAATATCACTTGATGGTTGTGCGAATATGCATGTACTTTTGCCCCGTTTGTCGTAGACCCATCCAACCCCCAACTCTTGAACATCACCGCATAAAATACATCAACTTTAATTTTCAAAGGAGTGGGCGAAGATATTAGTGCTAATGCTTTTTTCTTTGGATACATATAAAAGCACCCTCTTGAATTGGATAAATTTGACCGGGGAAAGACACCCCGTTCTATTGTGGTCAAAAATTCATTGCGTTGCCTTTGCGTAATTTTACGGTAACTGTCAAAAGTCAAAAAATCGCAGCTTCTGGAAATAGTAGAAATGGTTGCGCCTCTTGGAATGGACTTTTTCCTAATCGGAATTCGCAGGCTGCTTATACAACAAGCAAAAAGATCATCCTTCATGCCGTTATAAAGTTTTCCTTGATTGCGCCTTCCTATGCTGGCCCTAATTACAGCGTCAATTTCTTTTGGGAAAGGCTGCTTTGCTAAACGATAAAGCCTGTTGAGCGCAGGAACAATCGAAATACATCTGAAAATATCTGATTCTGAATACTCGCCATCTACAACCATCATTGCTGCATCATAATATTCTGGAAAATCTATTGCTGTAGTTTTGAACCTCACCAATGCTCTTGTTTTGTCAGAACAACGATCGCTTTCGATAACCTCCCGATAAAATTCTACGACACGATGAAAGTCTGAAGCACTACTCTTCTTCGAGTTTTTAAGCCTTTTCCGGAGGGCCGTCAGCTTTTTCTGAAGCGGGTTAATTGTTTTCGTCGTCGTTGCCATTTTTCTCTCCTATAATTCTGTCACGAATTTTCTCAACGCTATTCCCCTGTTTTCTTCTTTAATAGCTTCGCCAAGCCACCCGTTTAACTCTGGATCGTCCACCAAAACATCTTCATACAAATGCCTTAATCTTTTCTTCTTATCTTTTGCTCCAGAACCTTTAATTGACAGCACCTCATAAAACAACCGGCTCATAAGCTTTGATCTGTTTTTCTTGTCCTTCACCAATTGGTCTTCAAAACACATATCAAAATAGGAACGCGCTAATGTTTCCGCAGCTTCAACAAGGACGTTATGATGTTCCGAAAAAAGTTCCCAACCGAATTTTTCTTCAAGCGCCTCGCTACAATTTGACGTAAGGCGAAGCCCCAAAAGAAAAAATGCTATTGCTCTTCCTGAACTGCCCAAAAACTTCCCCCAATTTCTCCCCATTTTTCCGATAGTCATTCCAGCCATCACGTTTCTGAATTCCTCTTCTGTATACTTCCCTTTAAGCTCACCTTGAAGTTTTGTCTTAAAATTCTCAAACAAAGAATTCAGAATTTCCGCAAAATTTTCCGCAAATGCTTCACAACGATAAGCACGTTCCTTAAAAAGATCAATCTTTTCCTTCTTCCTCTCGTTGCTTTTTATGTTTTTTGTCCAAGACCGATCATGACAAGAGCCAGATAAACAATGGAAAAAATCCTCAAAAAAACTGATGCTAATGTTTGTCTTTCTCTTATCAATTTGTCTTGGGCGTTCCCCAGTAAAATCATCCCAGATTTGTAAGTGTTTCCAAGCGTTTCGTTCGAAGCCGATCTCTTCTCCATCCACGCCACCACGCGCACGGAAAAAACATTTTTTGCCTCTTGAAGATGAAAGCAATTCAAAATTCCGTTCTATGTCTGAAGAGCCTTTCATTCTTTCATCGAGTTCGTTCACAAAAACGGTTGAACTTTCCGCTTTTGAAACCCTTCTTCCTTTGTTTGCCTTCAAAACCATATTATCAAATTCAGATTGCGAAACGGCTTCCTTGCTAACGTCACTCGGAACGATAACGTCTGGACCAAATAAGATAAATAACGCCATACAACGATTCCGTCCTGTCCAAACTTCATCGGATTTGCTTTTCCCAACTCTTGCAACCCCTATCTTCATTAGTAATTTTTTGTCCCTCAAAATAGTATTCAAAAGATCCCTTACCCCTGAAAATTTCAAAGGCGCATTGGGATGCGCCTTTCCTCTTGCCATCTTGCCGCCTATTTCCCCTACAGCAGCCAACAGTTGTTTTGTATTTTCGTCAAAATCAATATCATCGAAAAAAGTTGAATTGAAGACGCCGAGTTTGGATAGCTTTACTTTAGTTGCGCCGTTTGAGAAATGATGGCCCAAAAGCAATTTTTCAAGTTGCTTTGGGGTTAAGCCGCATGACTCATAAGCTGAATCATGTAGTTTTGCTAAGGCAGAATATTTCTCAAGTTTTTCCCGAAAACTTTTTGTTTTTTCTCTCGTTTCAGTTTTCATAAAAACCCCCACAAAACCTAACAGCTGAAGACAAAAGCGTTTACAACCCATCACACACTTCTAATTATACAAAGCACAAAAATTCATTTGGTAAAAATCTTCATTTTTAATCATTTTCTGGCTCAATCGTGGCTCCCAAACTGAACGACCTGAGCGCATCTCGATGCCATTCAGCATGTTCAAGATACTCAACCTTGCAAAGCGCAACCCCGCTGTTGTGCGCTTCATACATAATCCTCACTGCCTTCATAGCGTCAAATTTGAATGTCTCTTGCAACGCACGAACAACATGTTCCATTGAGTTGTTGTCGTCGTTGTGAAGCAATACCTTCCACATTGGCGCAAGGCGTGTTTTGCTTTCACTATCCGTCTTTTTCTGTTCTTTCTCCATCGGTTTTCCCCGTAGCACAAGCCCAGTGAACTTCCTTCGCAATGGCGTTATATGGCCTACCCTCGCGACACCTTTTTTGGGCCTCGGGATCGTCTCCCGGCCCAAGCGCAATCAATGTCGTGTAGTCTCCCGGTTTGAATGGCTTGGCACAAGCCGGGCACACGTTCTCGATGTCACAATCCTCTTCTCGCTTTGGACCAAACCTGCGCAAATCCATTACCATCCCTCCGGGGCAGCCTTATGTCCTTTTGCAATGTCGACTGCTTCCCAATGCCCTTTTTTGGCTTCAACAAGCGTGTGATACCTGACTTGATATTTATCGTATTCACCGCCAAAGATCATCGTCTCAAAAAGTATCGGGCGCTTGTCTTCTGCTTTTACGCCTTCCCACGGCTCTGCAAAACACAAGAAGTTGTGATCAATGCAAAGGAAGGTGGTACTGACCCACACTTCGTCATTTATCGTCGTCTTGTCGACGCTTCTGGCTGCGGGGTTTTGCTCAAACCACTTCGCCATTTCAATAAGGCCAGCCCTTTTGATCTTCCCTTTTTCAAGGATGTAGTGGAAGATTTCCGGTGTATTGAACCCGTTGACATGACTTTCTTGAAATTCAATCCATGCCTTGAGTTCTTCGGGAACATCGAATTCAAAAGAGTCAGCGTCAGACATGAACTATCCTTTCATCATTTCGTCAAGCTGCTCTTCGCTGATACACTCCGTTCCAAGCTTGCGTGCTTTCTTTGCTTTGCCCGAAGTGCTTGTTGGATCGGCCATGACCAAGAAATCCAGACCCTTTCCAACGCCGCTCTTGACCTCGCCACCTGCCGCTTCAATTTCAGCGGCCATTTCGTTGCGTTTCTTCCCGCTGGGAAGCGCACCCGTCATGCAAAAGCTTTTTCCAACCAATGGACCTGTAGACATTTCTACCTCCTTCACATCAACACAATTCAAAAGTTCATCAATCATCTTTGCACAGTTATCAATGCCAATTACAAAATCTTTCGCTGTTTTAGAACCCAACCCTTCAATTTTGCTCACTTGAGAAGTATTTGCCTTACGAATTGCATCGAGTGTTTTGAATTCTTTTGCCAAAGCTTTCCCCATTGTTTTTCCGATATTCTGAATTCCAAGACTTGCAACGAACTGCCAAAGCGGTACTTCACCCTTCTCCAAAATACATTGAATAGTCTGCTGAGCTGATTTATCGCCCCAATTTGGAAGCTGAACCAAATCCTCATAGCGCAGATAATACAAGCCGGGAATGTCTTTGATTAGTCCTGCCTTCAAAAGCGTACGCACGATCTCCGGCCCAATACCCTTAATTTCAAGAGTATTGATGTAATGAATGATTTCACGTTCAATTTTCGCTGGGCACGTTATATTCATACAAAGAAGGAAAATCGAACGAGCATCAAGCGTCGTTTCTTTTCCACATGAAGGGCAATGTTTTGGGAAATTGATGTCATCATCTTCAATGTGCTTATTTTCTCGCCGTCCGTGCCGATCAGTTACCCGAACTACTTGAGGGATAACGTCACCAGCTTTTTCAAACAGAATCTCATCGCCAATCTGAAGTTTGAGCGATTGGATATTTCCATAGTTGTGCAAAGTGATATTGCGAATAGTGCTTCCCGCAAGACGTGTCGGAATGATATCAGCAACAGGCGTGATTCTACCCGAACGCCCAGCTTGCCAATGAATGCCTTTGACAACGGAATTCTTTTGTTCGGCCTTGAACTTGAATGCCATCATCGCAACCGGACGCTTACCGACAATTCCCAGCGAAGCAATTTCATCTACACTGTTTGATGCAAAAACAATCCCGTCAATTTCATAATCGAGCCCCGCACGGTCGCTTTCCCATTGCTCGATTGCTTCGGAAAATTCTTCATAGGTATTGAAAGCGCGAAGAATCAACGGTTCAACAAACTCAATGCCCTTGCATTCTGCTTCTACAAATGTGGACATCTCAGAAATTCTGTCAAAGTCTTTTTCCTCTCGAATGGCGTTGTAACAACGGAATGAAAGTTTCCGCTTGGCTGTTTTCTTCGCATCCTTTTGCATCAATGATCCCGCTGATGCGTTTCTTGGATTAGCAAAATCAAACGTACCGCTCTCAGTCAATTGTTCAAATACGGACTTTTTCATGTAAATCTCGCCGCGCAATTCAACCGACTTTTTGTAGGGAATGATATTTGGAATTGACTTCAATGCCCGCACGTTGGCCGTCACGTCTTGGCCTACTGTTCCGTTTCCGCGTGTTGCGGCTTGCCAAAGTCGACCTTTATCATACATCAATCGGATAGCACAACCGTCCATCTTGGGCATCGCAACTACCATTGATGACTTGCTCAACTTCGTTCTCCAATTGAGCATTGCTTCAATAGTGTTTTCCTTCGCAAGACTGCCCATCAAGGAAGGATGTTCCACTTTGCTTCCGTAAGCTGCGATTGCTCCAACGCTATCAAACACTTCAAATGCTGCCGCTATAACTGGATCATCAGGATCAATTCCCAACGCCAAGTTTTGTGCTTCTTGAATAAGCTCGTCGTATTCTGTATCGCTGATTTCCGGTTTGTTCTTGTTGAAGTACAAATCGTTATGATGAACGATTTGCTCAACCAACTCTTTCAGCCGTTCTGAACTACTCATTATGCTTTCTCCTTGAGCCTGTGATCAAATGCGCCGTTCTTTGTGTTCCACCAATCAACTACGCCATCGGCATCTTCAAAACCCCATCTTGCTGGGTCTTCTTCAGCGCAATCCAAACACACACGTGTTTTTCGCTTTGCGTATTCGTCTGGAAGGACGAAAGAACATTTTGCACAAACCGGCAATCCGCACGTGTAACAATCGTATCTTGCAGACGCAAACTCCAAGTTGGCTGGCGCGTCACAGAAGTCTGACGAAATGACACAAGGTTCCCGTCGTCTTTGTTTTATGTCTCTCAATCCATTGATGAGGCCCAATTTATCACGGTAATGCTTTGCTGCGTCTTCATGCTCCTGAATGCATTTCTTCAACTTCTCCGCTTCTTTGGACAAAAGGACTTTGGGAATGTGGTGTCTGCAAAACCACATTGATGCAACCTGAACTGAGCCTTTGTTTTTGCAAGAACGCGTACGATGAAATTTCATTCCCTTACACCGCACCTTAGCACTACATCTTCCTTTTTTCATTCTTCACCTCATTCCACTGCTACAGAAGCAATAACTTCATCATCCTCAAGCTTTTTTACGGCAGTTCCTCTTGCCGTCCGACCTTGACTTGGAACGCTATTGAATCTCAAACGAATAGCAACATTCTTGTTTGTAATGATGAACAAGCTTGCTTCGGTTTCCGTTGCCATTATTGCCTGTCCGAACAACAACTCATCGCCATCTGTCAATTTGATTCCTTTTGAACCTTTTCTTCCCCTACCTTTCGCGATATAATGTTTCAAGTCGGTACGTTTTCCAAAACCGCTTTTGCTGACAGTGAGAAGATGCCCTTCCTTTGGCACTACTGAAACTGACAAAGCCTCATCACCGCTTTTAAGTTTGATTCCTCTTGAACCGACTGATTTTCTCGAAGCAACTTCTCGAATGTTAGTCAATGACGTTCTAAGAACCATTCCAATCTTTGAAAGCATGATAATCTCGTCATCGCTTTTCGCTACAATGGCAGACACTACGCGCCCACCAGCGCTCACTGGATAGAATTCCGTTGTTTTGTCTTGCGTTTTATTAACTACTTTTGCTTTCAGTTTGCGAAGCTTGCCTTGAGAGCCAAGCATTACCAAGCACTCATCGTCGTTCAGCTTTTCCTTTGTAACGGAAACCACACGTTCCCCCGGTTGAAACAAAGGAATGTAATTCTGAAGCGGTTGCGGCTTTTTCCCACGACCCAGCGCCGGAATTAAATGAACGCCCAAGCGATAGCGGTGACCCTGATCTGTGAAGACCATCACATTATCGTGGGTACTTGCCTGACCGACATAATCTGGCACTACGCCGTCAGGAACCTTCACGCCACTGACTCCCTGACCCCGACGCTTTTGAAGGCGATAATCGTCAATGGGCGTCGATTTCACCGTTCCATCCGACAGGAAAATCAAGGAAACCCGTTGTTCCTTGATCGTATCCTTTGCTTCAATAGAGGAAAAGTCAGAAGTGACTTGCGTCCTTCTCGTCACCCCGAACTTGTCCTGAATTTCTTTGATCTCTTTGCGGATTACGCCATCAAGTTTTGACTTGTCTTTCAAGATGTCTTGCTGCTCTTGAATATAAGGCGTAATTTCCGCCAACTCATCTTTCAGCTTCTTTTCGTCCTGCGCAGACAACCGGCGTAACGGCATATTGTAAACATGCTCCGCTTGTCGCCTACTGAGACTGTGTTTCATCAATTCTACAAGCGTTTTTTCCGTATCTGTACCAGCACGAACAATCTTGATCAGTTGATCTGCTTTGGAAAGGAAAATCAAGATTCCATCAATGATTTCCTTGCGCTGCTCTGCCTTCTGCTTGCGGAAAATCGTACGCCTCCGGACTACATCTCGCCGGAAAGTCACAAAAGCGTCCAAGATGTTTTTCAACCCAACAACCCTTGGCTGTTTCCCACAAATAGCGACCATATTGGCTTTGATATTTGACTGCAATCTTGTGTGCTTGAAAATGCTATTCAAAACCGCATTGGAATCAGACCGTGCCGCAACTTCAACACAAATCCTGATCCCATGTTTTGTCGATTCATCGCGAACTTCTTTGATCCCAGAAATCTTGTCCTCATTCACGGCCATCGCAATTTCACGCACGATGTCGTCTTTGCAAGACGAATAAGGAATGGATTTTATGACGATACTCTTTTGATTACCCTCAGATTCAAACTCTGCAACTACGCGGTAAGGAAACGAACCGTGGCCCGTTTCATAAGCGTCTTTGCAACCGTCAATCCTGATCAAACCGCCCAGCGGAACGTCAGGGCTTTGAATGAAAGCGAGGAGACTTTTGACATCAATGTTTGGATCGGACAAATATGCCAGCGTCGCATCGCAAACTTCATTCAAATTGTGCGGTGGAATATCTGTAGCCATTCCAACTGCAATTCCGCTTGGCGCAGTCAAAAGGATCATCGGAATTCGCGTTGGGAGAACTGACGGTTCTTTTTCAAGACCGTCATAGTTGTCAATAAAATCTATGGTACTTTCTTCAATGTCCGCGAAATAGACGGCTTCAGAAAACTTTGAAAGACGGGCTTCGGTATACCTGTAAGCAGCAGGAGTCGGATTATCTACGCTGCCAAAATTGCCCTGCCCGTCAACAAGAATTTGGTTTAACGAAAACGGCTGCGCCAACCGCGCCATTGCGCTGTAAATTGAACTATCTCCGTGCGGATGATACTTACCCATGCAATCGCCAACAACTCTCGCGCTTTTTCGGTAAGGCGAAGTGCTTTTGTAACCGCCTTCCCACATAGCCCAGAGAATTCGGCGGTGAACAGGCTTCAAACCATCACGCACGTCAGGGATAGCCCGTTCCCGAATGACGTATTCTGCATACGTCAAATAGTTATTCTTCATTTCATCCACAAGGTCTGTGATCTTAACGTTGGGCATTTGCGGTTGCTGTTGCGTTTGCGTCATTATTCATCATCCTCAAAGCGAAGCGACTTCTTAAGAAATAATTTCCTTGCCTGAACGTCGCTACCCATCAAACAATCTACAATTTCATGCGCCTGAACTTGATCTTCGATTTTCACTTGGCGCAAAACACGCGTGTTTGGGTTTGTTGCCGTTTCTTCAAGGTCTTCAACTCTCATTTCTCCTAAACCTTTGAAACGGCTGACTTCAATTTTTTCACCGGGATGTTCTGATTTGAACTCATCCAACGCAGCGGCATCTTTGATGTAACTACCTTTGCCCTTATATCGTACTCGGTACAAGGGCATTTCACAAACATACAGGTGTCCTGCTTCGATAAGCTTGCGCATGAATTCGTGAAACATCGTCATCAAAAGACAAGTGATGTGACCACCATCAGGATCGGCGTCCGCAAGAAGAATGATTTTATGATAACGCAAGTCATCAATCAAAACTTCCCGTTTTGTAATTGTAACGCCCAACGCAGAAACAATCGAAGCAATTTCCTTGTTTCCTAAGCATCGACCCAATGGTTTGCCGTGAATATTCAACGGCTTTCCGCGTAGCGGCAGGACAGCTTGAAATTGCCGGTCTCGCGCTTGAACCGTTGGGCCTTCGGCGCTATCTCCTTCAACCAAAAACAGTTCACACAGCTCAGGGTCTTTGCTCGTGCAATCCTTGAGCTTTCCAGTCAATGCGGACATCTCCATGACGCTCTTTTTTCTCTGAACTTCTTTTGCTTTTCTGGCAGCGTCCCTGACCTTGACCGCATCGATGATTTTTGAAACAATCGCATCGCCGTGCTGACGGTGCTTTTTGAGCAATTTGAGAACTTTACCCTGAATCCATTCTCCCAACGGACGGCGCAAATCATCATTCCCAAGCTTCGTCTTTGTCTGACCGCCAAATTGCGGGTCTTCAATACGCACGCTGACGATCATCGTCAAACCTTCCATCACGTCGCTTTTGTTAATACGAAGCCGCAACTTCTTGATTTGCGGGGCAGCGTAATCTTCAACCGCTTTGCAAAGCGCATCTAACGAAGCATTGTAATGAACTCCACCTTCGTGTGTCGCTATGTTGTTCGCAAAGGAGTGAATCTGCGAGTCATATTTTTTGTCATAGACGAAAGCAATATCGAGTTCGCTTCCTTCAATATCGCCAGAATGCATTCTCACTGGGCCATGAATCAACTCTTTACTTTTTGTAAGATAATTCACGTAGCCCACGAGACCGTCGCTGGAGCAAAATTCTTCCTCTGTTCCATCAAGCGCCCAGAACAGCTTGATCCTCAAACCGGCATTCAAAAAAGCCAATTCTCTCAGCCTTCGCTGAATGATTTCTTTATCAAATTCGCACCGCTTGAAAATCGACTTATCTGGCTTGAAAATGATTTCTGTCCCTGTTTCGCGTTTTCCGCACTTACCAACTACATCAACTTCTTTCTTCGTGGGCTTCGCTTGCTCATATTCTCGCAGGTAAATTTTCCCATCACGCTTAATTGTGACGGTCATGCGTTCTGAAAGCGCATTGACTACTGCGGCACCTACACCATGAAGGCCACCCGACGTTCGGTATTTTGTGTCGGTCCCGCCAAATTTTCCACCAGCATGAAGCATTGTAAGCACAACATCGACGGTGGGAATTTTTTCAGTGGGGTGTTTTTCAACAGGAATTCCGCGTCCATCATCGTTAATCTGAACACGACCATCATCTGCGAATTTGATCGCAATGTTCTTGCAAAATCCCGCTACCGCTTCATCGATGGAATTATCAAGGATTTCCCAGACCAAATGATGATAACCGGACTTGCCTGTATCGCCAATATACATAGCAGGACGCTTGCGAACGCCCGCCAACCCTTTCAAAACTCGAATACTTGAAGCATCATAATCAGCCATTTTTCTCTCCGTCAAATCAGCCTTGTTTCACAATATATTATACAACCGGGGAAGGTTTTTTTGCTTGGAAAAGTGAAAAAAGGGTAGTTTTATTGCGGTTTGAGTAGGGTGTTATGACTTTGGTGGCGAGGCATCCGAAACCGACTCAGAACCACCATAAATTTGCCTTTTCCCTTCTTTGAATTCAATGAAACGCAAACGGGGATGGTTGGTTTGAGTGATTTTCAAGATGGCGAGGTTATTCTGTTTCAAAATCATGCAATCACGCTTAGCAACAACCAAAAGAAGCAATTCATCATTTTCAAGAAGTGCATGAAGAGTAACAGTCAAATCGCCAAGCGATTTCTCGACATGAAGTCTCAAATCGTCGGACAATGAAAACTTCAAGCCTGTCGGAATTACCTCAACGTGGCCCTGCTTCAAAATTATGTCAGCAATGGCCCGAACGGTAAACGGGTTGTGTACTACAACTTGAGCAAATTCAGAAGTACGCTCATATTTGATCGTTCTCATTGGTAGTTTTTCGACCATTCTTCACTCCATAATCAACTGTTCACGAAGGTTGTGTTCCAACATCATCTTCGCACTCTTGATAAGTTGTTCCCCGTTGCCGCGTATTTCAATTACGTCTGCTGCTGTCGGACCATGATTGGAATAAGTCATCATGGGCGAAACTTTACGTTCATCCTTTTCAAAAAGAATCGCTACAGAAATACAAACCCTATATTTTTGGTCTGTTGTTGGAAGTGGTTGCAGATCACTTTTTGCAAGAATCTCTTCGACGCGTGGATCGGTTTTGCAATCATACTCCCGACACGTCTTTGGCCGCTGATCCCAAATCTTACACTTTCGTGTAAATGGGTTGAAATAATAACACAATCCATTTTCATGCGCGACAATGTGAATGTCTTTACGTTCTTTGATTGCTGTCTCGCATTTGTACTTCTCTACTTCGTCCGGTTCCAATTGAACCCGTAACGTATGCCGACAACAAAGAAAACGTTTATCACACTTCTCGCAATCAACGATAACATCAGACATCGATTTCAAACGCTCCTGTTCCAGAGTGTTGTTTATCAAAAGCGTCTTTCTGAGAAGCATAATGTGCTTCAGCTTTTTTTGCTTCCTCTTCTGAAATGATTTCCGTAATACCATTTTTGATATTCTGTTCAAGTATTTCCCAAGTATCCCAAACTGGAATACCAGAACGCGCAGCCGGTCCGCTCCCGCCAAGCATGACACATTTCACTTTGATTATTTTTTGCCCGCCTAATTCTGCTTCTTCTTCTGGGCCTTCAATTTTGTAAACACATGTTCCAAATTTGTCTTCCAACGTTTTTGTCTTCACTCTGATATACGTACCGATGTTTAATCCTTCAATCATTTTTCAATACCTCCCTTTTTCTTGAATGGAAGTTCCTTGATTTGAAACCCTGATGCGCCCTTATGACCGCCACCGCCATTCTTTTTAGCAATGGCTGCGCAATCAACGTCATCCTTCTCTGAATACAAACTTATTATGTATTCATTGCCGTTGAAGACGAATGGAATCATCAAGTCATAGCTTGGGCCATCTTTGCTCTCGAAGAAATCACTTCCGCAATGAGCAACATTACAAGCAATTGCCTTATGACCCTCAAACTCTACTTCAAACCCATATGATTCAAGATACTCTGCGTTGACGTTCTTCTTGAAATCCTGAACGACTTTTCCCCGTTTGAGAATTACGTCCAACTCTGTTTCTGTTTCTCCAGCAACCGCTTGACCAATCGCGTCAGGCCGTTCTGTGTCCAAAAGCTTTTTCCAAACATCTGAATTTGGAAGCGAATTTACCGAAGACATTCCTGCCTCAAACACTCTACTTTCAGGAAACTTATGCGTCCATGTGTCAAAATCAGAAGTGTACTGAACTGCCATTGGGACATCTTTACCAGAAAAGAAATATTCCCACGTTAACATTGCCGCTGATGGATTTGTATCGCCTCGCCTTCCTGAAACATAATCAAACTCTGGGAGAAACTTGTCAATATTGACTTTGTGATGATCAATCCAAATCAAGTGTTTGGAATCGACAAGCTTTTTGAAATCTTTTAATTCGGAAGGCGTGAAGTCGACAAGAACGACTTCATCATCTGACCTTATTTGATCAAATGGAATTGGTTTTTCGTAAGATACCTCAAAACATCTTGTCTTTGAGTTGTATTTTCTAACGATAGCAGCAGAACACTTTCCATCTAAGTCACCGTGATAGAAACAAATCATTTATTTGCTCCTTTGATTTTCAAGAATGTATAATTCACCAAGCGTCGCAATAATCGTAGTTCTCAATCGTTTCGTGTCTGTTATAGTAACCTTTCGGTTTGCGCGTGTAGCGTCTTTCCCGATACGTTTTCATACTGCAACAGATAGGGCAGTAGTAATGAGTGAAGCGAATCCAATATTTCTTTTTCTTTGCCATAAATCACTTGCTTACAACAATTATATCCTTCCCTATATCCAGATAACGCGCATCGCCATCTTCAAATTTCTTCAAAGGTGCTCCAATGATGTATCCTTTTTTAACAAGCCTCGTAAACATCATAAAAGCACTGCTCCAGACGTAAAACTTCATCGAATCAATATCGTCGCTCAGCGTAACAACGAGCATCTCATTTCCGTTCTTGGAAGTCTTCCGAATGATATTTGTAATTCGCCCAAAAATCATCGTAGACGTTCCGCGATTACTTGCTTCCCCAATAGTACTCCAACGGTTTTGTTTTATCTTGCTCTTGTATTGTAAGAGAATTGGCTTTCTTGTCAAGCAAATTCCGAGCACTTCAGATTCTTTTTCCTGCCACTGTTCATCTGTCAACGGGTCAGGATATGTCTTTTCTTTCCTCAATCTGAAATAGTTTTCTTGAACTTCGTTTCTGCTTCCGAACTCATCAAACGCTCCTGCGCCAACCAAACTCATAAACACGCGCTTGTTTACTTGTCGCTTTGGAATGCGGCTGAAAAAATCATCTACTCCTGAAAACGGCTGCATTTCTTCAATCAATGCGGCAGACTTTCCAACTTGTTTGATATGGCTTAAAGCAAACACGATGTTTCCACTATTGATACGGAATTGACTTCCGCTTTTGTTTACAGATGGCCCCTCAACGTTAAGGCCGATTTTCCGCGCATAGTTGATATACTTCACATGACCGGGTAATGCGTTTTTTCCTCCCGTAGTTGAAGCGTTATTCATCAGCGCCGTCAAAAACTCTGTTGGGAAGTAATATTTGAGCCAAAACTCGGCACCACTTACAGCAGCATATTCAAATGCGTGGGCTTTGCAAAACCCATATCCAGCAAACGCCTTGCACAACTCCCACCAATCTTCAATTTCTTGCTGGCTGACTTCTCCGTTGCGAACTCTTTTTTGTGCGCCCTGAACAAACTTTATGCGCATTTTTTCAAGAATTTCTGGGTTCTTTTCCTTCACCAAAACTTTCCTGAAACGATTTGCCTCTTCTGGCTCGAAATAAGAAAGCTGCTCCGAAACTTTCATGACTTGTTCTTGATAAACAATGATTCCGTAAGTTTCAGACAACACAGATTTCAAACAATCAAGCAATTTGTAATTCTTGATTCCATGTTTGCGCTCTGAATATTGTTTATCCATCCCCATGTCGCGTGGGCCGGGACGAATCAAAGACGTTACAGCACCAATATCAAAAATGCTTTCCATACGAACAGCGTCCGAAATTGGCTTGGTTGCCGGATTCTCAAATTGGAAAATCCCAACCAAATCCTGCTTTGAACTCGTTCGGATAGCTTTCTTATCGTTTATATCAATATCCTGTTTGCGTAACCGTTTTCCACGAGTCTTTTCGATGTAGTTTACTGTGTCTTGAATAATGTCAAGATTCTTCAACCCTAACAAATCAAACTTGATTAATCCTACAGCTGATAATTCGTGCGTTGCCAAACCCTCAGTCCATGTTGAAACTCTTTCTCCACCTTTGTCTCGATAAACTGGAACGTAATTTTGCAATGACAAGTCGCTGATAATAACGCCACCAGCGTGTTTTCCCATATTCTTGACTTGATTCCGCAAAACCATTGCGTGTTGATAAACGTCCGGGTATTGCTCAAAGTATTGCTCCAGTTCGGGATAGTGCCGGAACAAATCTTCAAATTCCATTTGGTCAACGGACATAGCCTCAGCATCACCACTCTGATCAAGCTCAAACGTCGTCAAACCGTGAAACTTTTTTGTAACTTCCATCGCTTCCCAAACGTTCAAACCCAAGGCACGAGCGCAATCAATGATAACAGATGCAGTTTTGTATGTTTGATATGTTCCAATGGCGCAAACATGCTCTTCGCCAAATTCCTCAATCACGTGTTGCTTAACCCACTCACGAGCGTGTCGCTGAAAATCCAAATCAATATCCGGGCAATCATCTTTTCTTCCCGGATCAAGGAAGCGTTCAAACAACAATCCATATTTGATTGGATCAAGGTCTGTAACGTTCAGAGCATAAGAAACTAAGCTACCTCCCGCAGAGCCACGCCCGTAACCTACAGACCATTCTCCAAACTTTTCTTTGGTGTCTTTGACAATTTTTTCAACGACGAGAAAATAGCCAGCAAAACCAAGTTTGGTAATAACTTCCAACTCATATTCCAAACGCTCATTGTATTTGGGAATAGAATTCAACGCAAGGCGTTTCAAGCCCTCACGAGCATGCGCTTTTAACTCCTCGTCTGCGTTTTTATACAGCTTTGGCAACTTGAACGCCGAGTCCAGTTTGATGTTATCAATCTTTACTGCAATCCGACGGGTGTTTTCAATCGCATCAGTCAAAATATCTTTCGTAAAAACCGCATCCTTGTATTTCTCTTCCCAAAGTTGCCACACGTCTTTTTCTTCTCGGTAATACAAATTGCGAACGTCAAACTGCCAAACCTCCTCTGGCTTTTCAACCTTGTCCAAAACCGTTTTGCCATCCCTGATTAACAAAAGAATATCGTGCGTGTCTGCAAACTCTGGATACAGGTAATGACTATCCAAGGTTACAATCAATGGCGCTCCGACTTGCTTTGCAAATTGAATGAGTTTACGGTTCATTTCAACCTGATCATCCCATTCAATCATCGTCAATTCAATATAAAATTCATCAAATGCTTCCTTGTAAAGCTCATAAATTTCTTTTGCCTTTGCGAAATCATCTTTCAAAAGTGCTTGAGGAATCTCCCCAGAAAAGCAAGCAGAAGTCCCTATAATCCCCTTGCCGTTTTCAGTTATTGTTTTATGATTACACCGTGGCCTATAATAAAAGCCATTCAGTTGTGCTTCGTTATGAATCTTGATGATGTTGTAAAAGCCTTCAAGATTCCGCGCCAACATCACCAAATGAAAGTTGCTCCGGTGGAGTTTTCTTTCCTCTGGATCATCACCGCGATAATTGTTTATATACGCCTCAATTCCGAACAGCGGTTTAATGCCTGCTTTTCGACATTGATTATATTGTTTAATCCACCCACCAATTGCGCCATGATTAGTTACAGCACAAATAGTCTGATCGCGGCTTTGAAGAAGCTTTACCAAATCTTCAATTTTCCCAAGACCGTCTCGAATCGAAAATTCATCATGATGGTGAAGGTTCACAAACAGCTGCCCACGGACTCTATTGATCTTTTCCGTCAAACCCGGACTACAACTTCCATCTGCTTTGCACCAAGAAAGCTTCTTGGTAAACTTGCAATTCAACTGAAGGATCAATTCAGCCCCGCTGAATTTACACTCTTCCATCAAAATATCATAGGCAACCGTTGAATCTTTTGACTTGGGCCAAGTAATTTCATATTGCGTTTCATCGAACAAAAATTCGTCAATGGCGCTGGAAATATCATAGCCTTTTTCTGGACAAACTAAAAGGATTTTCTTCCCGCCTTTTAACTTGTCCTCAACACCATGCTTCTCGTATAACATTGCCAATTGCATTTTTTCCCTCAATTACGCAATAATCAAAATAGTGAAACAGCGCCATCCTATTATACAATTTAGGAAGGTATTGTTTATGAGAAAAAGCAACCAATTTCCCACCTGTGATTATGTTCCAAAACTGCATAAATGCCGTTATATCTTCGCTATCGTTGGCGCTGACGACCCGAAGCGTTATGCGTTTTGAATCAATTCCTGTTGCCTTCTCAAAAGGTTCTTCATTATCAATTCTCATTGGGCTACACATAGCCGCATATCGCCAAGAAATAGACAGCCGTGGTAAAAGTGTTTCAACGTTCTGCGCTTCAACCAAACAAATCGTGTCTTTCCCTGCATATTCAGGAAGTAAAAAATTCCCATCAAATCCATTGTCCCTGACAACAGAATATCTCCGGTTCAATGCTGGCGTTCCGGTAGCGCAACAGTGAGCAATTTTCCCGGCTGCATCTCCTTGCAACAAACGTTCATATCCGAAACCATACGGATTTCGATGTTCAAATGGTTTGAGAAACCAATAATGTTTTGGAACAGTTGTGGGATGCTTGCGCAAAACCTTGTAGAACAAAAAACCAAGAGCATCATGAGCGTCGCCGATGTTCAACGCATAAGCTTTTGCGTTTGGATAGCGATCCAAAACGTCAGGCTTTGGCTTTTTAACAAAAGCAACATACTCCAAGTTTTTTGGTGGGGTGGCCTTTTCGTAAACGTATTTTCCAGACCAATGAAAAACTTTGTAACACTCATCCGAAAGGAAAACGTACAGTGGTTCACAAGGAAAAGTACACGTCATCCGCGTTGCAAGCATTTCTGCTTCAAACCAAGGACATGGCTGTTTGTCTTCAAGGTTTTTTTGCCGCCCTTCATAAACAGGTTTTTTATCACGGAATGTAAAAGTGTGTCCGGTGCGCTCATCGTAACCACGGATCATCTTAACCTACCTAATGGCGGGGGAGTTTTGACGCTCCCCCGCCATCCCCTTCAGTTACTATTCTTTAGTGGTGGCCTCTTTGAGCTTTTGGACCAACTGCTTCAACGTTTCGCCTGCTTTGTGTCTCCCGATTTGGCCAAGACCAATCAAGATTTCCGCAATCATCTCGCCATATTCGTGCGGCTTTGCGCTGGAAGCGCCAAATTTGTTGAACAGTTTTCCAAGCGCGGAAAGCGGCTTTGCCGCCAATTGCTGAGTAGGATCAAACCCTTCAAGCGTCTTAAGCGCTTCAACAATTGCATTAAGATACGCCACAGCTTCCGAAAGCGTTTCATCATACTCTTTCCGCGTTGTCGTCTTCGTCCACTCTTCCATTGCAGTGTTGATAAATCCCCGAATGTTTTTCACCGTGGTCAAACAATTACCTTCGGCACGGCTTGCAGATTTTGAAATATCAAATTTCAGTTTCAATCCCTTGACTTTCAAATCCATCAATGTGATCAATCCGAAATCGACGGCTCCCTTTTTCGCCCTTGCCATCTTCGCGTACAACTCATCACGCTCAATGTCTTCCATTGGCGCACCTTCTGTTGCTTTCATTGCGCAATGTTCTGCCTGTTCAAGTCCAAGCACCTTGCGACTGCTGTTTGCGTAAACGACAGCGTCTCTGGCTTCTTGAGTTGTCATAGAGCAAATTTCGACCGGGATTTCCGCATCGGGTCCATAAAGGAGAGCAAGAAAAGCAAGACGATGACGGCCAGACCAGCATTCGTGATTCTTCGAACCGTCCTTCAGCTTTGCAACTTCAATGGACATCCAAACTTTTCCCGCTTCAAGAATCTGGATGCCTACTTTCTTTACTTGCTTGAGATCAACTTCTGTTGAAAGATTGACCGTGTTTGGAATGGAAAGCTGTTCCGCCAACTCGTCGAGAATTTCATCGCCCGGTTTGTTGCTCAAGAAAACGGCAATTTTCTTGATCTTCATTTTATCACCCGAACGCTTGCTGAACAACTCGTCGACAGTCGGAATGCTTTGAACCTTGGCGTTCTTCAGGACGTTTTTGATAAGCTTTTCCCGCTTAGTTGCCTTCGGTTTGCGTTCTTTCGGGGGTTTTGAACCTTTTGGTTTCTTACGGGATTTTTCCTCCTTTTTTTCTGCTTTCTTTGCTTTCCTCGGAGCTGTCGTTGTCTGCACTACTTCTTCGGCAATCTCAGCAAATTCATCTTCTGGCATTTTGTACCTCCTGAACGAAAGACGTTTGATAACTTTTAACTATACAACCCGCTGAAAGCATTTATGCTCTTTTTTTCAAAATATAGTCAATAACTTCCTTCCGGATGCCCTTTTGCTTTGCTGCCTTTTCAATCATATCAAAGACGTCAGTAGATTCGGCTTCGAGTTCGCGAATCCGTTGGACGAATCCTGATGCGTCTACCATCTCCGGTTGTTCTCGCACGCCTTCTAAGATTGATGTTCCGAAAACTTCCTCTCCCGACAGCGCAGACTTCAACTCGATTTCTTCAACTTCAACCGGCTTGCCCGGAACTGCTGTCAATATTCCTACCTTAACCTTACGGCCTTTTTCGTTGATCGCAAGTCGCGCCAATGCGCCGGGAGACCAAACTAACGTCTTGTCGTCACCGCTGGGTTTCATTCCTAAATGATAATCACCAAACACAACAGCGCTGTAGTTGCAGGGCAGAAAATCCTGAATTAAGTACGTTTTGAAAGGCTTGCTCGAATCCGTGATAAGATGATGCGCGGCAAGAATTGCCTTCTTTTTTCTCGATACAGGCCGTTCGAATGCTTGCAAAAAATTATCATAGCAATGGCAAGGGTACAAAATCGCATCGCCAACATCTGTCGGAGTGCGGATCGTTTTAAGTTGACAGCAATGTCTCTCCATAAAATTCAACGTTGACGAAGCATAACTGCCCTCGTTGTATCCAACTAAATCGTGTTGCCCAATGATTGCGTAAGTCGTCACCCTCGCATCACAAATAATATCCATCACGTCATTGAGGATTTCGTAACTAAAAATGCGATGATTATTGAAAAAATCGCCCAGAAAAAGCGCGCAGTCGACTGCGGCGTCATCCGCAATCTGATAAACCTCAAGTAACTTTGCTATCAGGTTGTTAGAAAATTTATCAATGCGGTGGATGGGGCGTTTTCCAGTGACGTGGAAATCCGCGTAGACAATAATTTTGGTCATGCTATATTATACAACCGACGGCGAGAAAATTTTCACTTTTTCTGATTTTTAGCCCATTCAGTCGCTTCTTCAATGACATCAAGGGCTTTGTTCCCAACGTAGGCTGGGATGCTCGAAACGGCGTGCTTTCTGGCGTATTCCACCCTATTTTGACCGTCTAACACGATGTACTTCGAAGTGAAACGGCTGAATCGCCTCTCGACAATAATTGGAGCATTTGGGGTACGTGAAAATCCTGATTTTGAAGCGATGTGGATACCGGGAAAACGCGGGTCGATTTTTGTCAAATAGAATGTATCACTAACAAACCATGAGGGCGCAATATGATACGCAAATTCGTCAGACGCAAGCGAACGACGCATAATCTCTATGATTTGTTCTACGGAAAATTCTTTCATAGTTCACAGCAGAAAAGTTTATCTTACGTTAAAAACGGCTGCGCCCTCAATTATTTTCTTCAATTTGAATTTGGGGCTATATTTCTGCTGCAAATAAGCAAGCAATTCTTGCACGCGTGGGTCGTCTGGCCCCGAAAAAGGCGGCGTGGGTTGAGTGATGATCTTTGAAGAAGTGACAAACGGATGTCCTTTGAACCGGCCCAACTTAATATCAGCCGTTCCCTTCAAACCTCGTTTCGCTAAATCTGCTTTCAATGTATTAGACAAATGAGCAATGGCTTTAGTTGATTGCTCTTTGATATATTCTTTCGCACGTTCTTTTATGTCAAAGAAAACGCCTTTGAACATATCAGGCGGGCGTTGCTTTGAAAAGTATGAACGCGCGATCCTATTTGCTATCTGTTGTTCTTTCATCAATCAAACAACTTTTCCTTGACAAGAAGGATCAAGGCTTCAACTGGAATACCTAACCACAACGGACTACAAGTCCAAAGCCAACTCCAAGAAACTATGCTTGTCAATTTCAAAATCAGAAAGGCGACAAAAACAAGGATGGGAAGAAAAACAGCCAATACAATACCAAGTAAAATGAATAAACCTCCTATTGGCATTACACCGTGTCGATCTTTTTGCTCTGGAATTTGTTCAGCCATAGATCACCCTTAAATGTAAATGCGCTCCGCGCCTGTTTTGCGCTCTTGTTCGCCGTCGTTGTTTTGCGTATCTGTTTTTGTGTAGACGTATGTTCCAGAATAACCCGGACCCGTTTCACTGCGCACTTGCGTTCCATGCGTAAATGGAACCATCGATGGAATTGTTTGATCACAAACGATCTGACGATCTGTCTTTTCAACACGGATGTGTTCCAAGCCATGTCCCAAGCCTGCATTGTCAACTGCCGGAACGCCTGTCTTCACGGGAAATTCACGCGGCCAATTTTGTTCCAACTTCTGTGACTCATTGATTGTCGCTGGCGCAGCTTTTCCGGGAGTGTACCAATCACGACTTGCTTGCGCTGGTGCGTCTTGCAAGTAATATTCTTTGTCATCAAATTCAAATTCAAGTCTGGTATTAGCAGCCATTATAGCCTCCCTCGCCTTTGAACCATGAGCCGTTTGAATTTCTTCCCTGAATCATAACCACCAAACTCTTTACGGAAAAAAGCTCCCCGTTCTTTATGATCTGACGCCCTGCCTATAATTTCCTTTTGTTGTTTATCGCTTAATTTGTGAAACGCTTTTGCAATAGCTACATTTTCTTCAAGTTGTTCCGGCGTGTCGTGCCCTACGATGATCGTACTGACTGGTTGAGACAAAGCGAACGAAACGGTCTCCCACGGAGTTGTAACGCTTTCAGGATGAAAAATACGTCCTTGGGCAAATACTTTCATTCCAACAATGCCCATCCCGCGACTGTCTGCTTTTGGAATAAGCATTTCTTCAAAAGAATCGCCCATTGCCGCATCCGCAGGATTACAAGGGCAAAGTACCGAATCAAAATCAAATCGACTCATCAATTCAAGCAATGGCTCTGGATGCGAATGCCCAGTAATTCCAAGATGCTTCACAACGCCTTGTTCGCGCATCTCAATCAAAGCTTTTAATGAACCGTCTTTTGCAGTGACTTGATTTACTTCGTCGATGTTTCCAATGTTATGAATCTGCCAAAGATCAATGTAATCTGTTTTGAGCGTCTTCAATGAATCTTCAAGTTGCTCAAGCGACTTATCTCTTGTGCGCTCGTTTGTTTTTGTCGCGAGAAAAATCTCGTCTCTGAAATCAGGAATCACCTCACCATAAAACTTTTGCGACGGCCCGTAAGCCGGTGCTGTGTCGAAATAATTGATCCCCAAATCAAACGCGCGTCTAATAATATCGCGGCAATTTTTCTCGCCACCTTGAGTTTCCAAAGAACCTTGACCGCCCAATGAGAAAATCCCAACATCAAATCCAGTTTTCCCAAATGGGCGCTTGGGCATTTCTGGCCCAAGTATTTCATTTGCAATGCGGACAAGTTCTTTTGTAAGTTTGCTCATCTCAAACGCATTCTGTTTTGTTGATCGACTGCGCCAAGACGTTGAATTTCTTCCATTCTTGCGTCTGGCTTTCCGAGTTCTCCAAATGCTGTGTAAACGACTAAATCCGGCTGTTCTTTTACGTTATCCATCGCTTCTCCCAACTTATAGATTCCACGATGGACAACGCTATTTGTTTTCATGATCCGTCCAAGCATTTCAAATCCATGGTTCAAATAATCTTGCGGGACAGAATTCAAAATTTTGTCCTTGCCAATTACAACGCCTGCTGCAACAGCCGCAGAGCCTAAATCAATATCAGCAACAAGAATGTTATGCTTCAAATTCTCTCTGATTGCAAAACTGATATCCGTTTCGTTCTGCCATTTGATCAATGGTGTTGCTCCAAATGTAATTACGCCACTCTTGAGGACATCTGCGAAATCTGCACGGTCAAACGTCGCAATTGTATTTTCGCCTTTCGCAGCCGCAATGTTGTTAAACAAGTGGAATAGCCCACTGATGCTTTGATTTGCGACGCTCCAAAACTGCGTAACTGGCAACCCCGGATATAGTTTGCTGATTCTGTCATTGTCGACAACTATCAATGGCGACATCGTCCTTTGAGACAATCTTCCACCTTTGTCTTTTCCAACACGTCCAAAAAGAACCTCAAGAACTTTTGAAGCGTTAGCGTTTACTTTCTGACTCTCATTGGACATCGGCATTGAAACCAACGCGCCAACAGCCGGTACCTGTTCCGGTCCGCCTTCCAGTTTGAAAGACTCTGCAATGTCGTGAGCAATATCGATCAATGTTTCAATTGATCCACTACCCGTTCCTCCCCCAGCGCCGATACAAACAATAATCCGTTCGAAGTCTTTTCCAAAACTCCGACGCATCAGATCATAAACGTTCTCATAATGCTTTTTGACTGCCTGTTCGCCCTTCTCTGGTTCCTTGCCTGCGCCGCCTTCCCCAATGTCCATAACAAACTTGTTTTCATCTGGGATATCAATTGCAACAAGGTCTTGACTGGTTGTGTTTACAGCACAAACGCGGCGATAACCAAGTTTGTAGAACGCTTCAACCATCCTCGCGCCAGCTTGACCTGCACCAACAAAAGCAATCTTGAACGCTACTTCGCACTGGTCCTTAATTATTTCCTTGCTTTCCTCTGCCGTTACAGGCATTGGAATATTTGGAACAAACAGTCCTGCTGCTGGCGCTTCTACAATTTCCTCCGTTGGTTTTTCTTCGCTCTTTGGCATATTTTGCTCCTGCGATTCGTCTCCAAAATTCGGATCAAGCTTTAAGTCTTTCTTGTCCTTTGCCATTTTCATATTCTCCTTATTGGCAGAATCAATATTGTCATCAGGCTTGATTTCATGACCGCCGATGATACCTTTACGTTCCCAAAGATTCTTTTCCATTTATATTCTCCGCCAAAAAAGACGGTGGATTATTCAGCAATTCTGAGTGCATCAAGAACGGCAGAAGCTTTAATCGCTTTTATGTTGTTCTTGCGCATTTTCTCTGCACAAGATTTGCAAACTTCTTCCATTGCATTTGCTGTCATCATGCAATCAGGACACTCATCGACAATCCTCTCGAATGCGATTTTCATGGCTGTTTTTTCCATGGCTTTTTTCGTCCTTTTTTTGCGGGGTTCATGACGCCAAGCCGTTCCCTCAATCTTATCCGCAAGAGAAGCACAAAATGCACCGGCATCAGTAATTCCTGAATCCGATTCTTCTATTTTCTTGATACACTTTGTAACTTTGTGCTTTACATCGCCCGTAAGGGTTTCCCAATACTTTTTCATGCTTTCTTTATTCCAACCCTCTGGCTTCTTTTCCCACTGCGCTCTCATCCTTCTTGACATCGTAATACCTCATTCAAATTCTACTTTGAACATCCATTTGCCAATCCGCTTTTTAGTTTGGAAGACTCTTTGGATAGCGTTCCAGCCGCCATCGATTCCGTATTCGTCCTCGTCGTTTGCGAGAGCGTTGTAAAAAGCTTCCTTGATGTTCTTTCCTTTTCCAGCTATAATCCTAACCTCGCGTTTTGTCTTTACAATCCGTTCTGAGAAAAAGGATTCAAAAACAGATTTCGCAATTCTCGTTTCATGCTTTGGGTCTGCAATTTTCTGATGAATTTCTGCATCCAAAGTGTTGCACAAAACATCATCTTCATCTGCGTCTTCCGGCAGACCATAATCGCGTTGCATTCGCAATGGTTGTAATAATCTTCGCCGCATTAAAAACCCCAAGGCATAAACTTGGTCTTTTTGTATTTTCTCTTGGCGTTAATCTTTTTATTTGCCGCAGCAATTGCGTCACGTTTGTCTGGGCCTTTATACAGAATTGATTGACGATGTTGTCCGGAGATGTATTTCTTTCCAATACGCCCCCAACTTGCGGCTGTGACGTAGTGCTCGCTTCTTTCCATATCGTCAAAAACAACTACGTAATAGTACTTGTTATGGTCTGGTCCTTTTTTCAAAACACCACGCTGCTCTTTAACGTTTCTTTCACTCACGACGGTTCCATACCACTCATCAACTATTTTTGCTGATCCCAAATGAAACGCGCTTTGAATCTTGTCACGAATGCTTCTGAGTTGAGATGGATTCGCATCAACGACGGCCATCGGAATAGACACAAGTCGCTTTGCAATTTTGACAAGCTCGCGAGCCAGCTTTATACGATCCATTTCTCAATCTCCTTTAGCGTTCGTCGAATACATAAAAAAACCCTTTTACAGAATGTCTCTATAAAAAGGCAAATATAAAAAAATTATTGTATTAAGTTAAGAGACGTAACTCAAAACATCATCGATGCGGCTGGTCCCTGTCCCGCTTACAATCTTGAAAGGGACGTCCCATTCCATCAAGATTCCCATCATAACGCTATGTACTGCAAACTGATACCACGGATTTATAGTCCTTACTTTATTGTCTTCAATTGGTACAATCCCCCACGGACAAAAAATCAAATGTGTGTAAGTATTTGCGTGAGAACGACATGCGTTAATTATCTCGTCTACTATCTCGACTTCTTTTTGCAATTCAAGAATTGCGTATGCTGCAAGGTCGATACTTGTTCTATCTGTAACAAACGACGAATACTCGCTTTGTGTCTCTACTGTCTTTGCAAGGATTTCCTTTTGACATACTTCCAAAGCTAAGAATTTTTCGACAAAAATTTCACTGGACCAATCATAACCTTTTTTCTCAAGAATAGGGCGTGTAATGTCTTTTGCTGCAAGAAATTGAATATCCAACTTTTTTGCAACGCTCAAACCAAGCCCTGACTTACCCGTTCCTGCTGACCCGATGATACCTAAACGAACATCCGTCATAGTAATCTCCACGCATCAGGCTTCAACGTTTCAAACCTGAATTGATCAAACCATTGAAGCAACGGCTCAGCTTTCCGTGGCGCACATTTCAAACCCGGTAACGCGTCAATCTTATCCATTTTCTTCAACGACCGAGCAACGCGCAACCGTTTTTCGTTGTCCAAAACGGCCTGTTCTTTTTTCTTGCGCTTCTCTTTGCAACTCAAACCACTTAAGACGCAATCAACATCTCCATATTCCTTCACAAACTTTACAGCCCACTTTTCCCCAACGCCGGGCACTCCGTGAATGTTATCAGAACTGTCGCCAGCAAGCGCCCCTACGTCAACCCAAAGCGCTGGTTCAAATCCAAAGTTTTCAATGAAAACCTTGCGCGTCCAATAATTAGTTTTCATTGCGTCATAGACGTGAGTGTTTTCAGAAAGCACTTGATAGTAATCTTGATCAGAAGTCACAATAACATTCAGTCCGCCGTTTTCATCATTGTATTTTGCGTACGTATAAATAATATCATCGGCTTCAACGCCTTTCCTCGTAACCTGCATTACTCGTGCAAATTTCAAACCTTCCTTCAGCACGGGCAGCTGTTCAAACATACATTGAATATCCGGCGGCAGTGCTTCGTCTGGTTCCCGTTTTCGATTGGCCTTGTATTCGGAAGGGATCAAACCTTCTTCAACTGCTATTTTTGATTCAGCTAACCGCCGATCATATCCGCCATCCCAAGCTACAACAGGAAAATAGTTTGGAAACTTTTTCCGCAAAGCAACCAAGCTTCTGAAAAATCCATAGAGCAAAGAAACTGGGACGCCTTTTGATGTTAGTTTTTTGTGCGTCCAATGAACTCGAAAGGCAAGATTATTTCCATCAATCAAAAGTAGATTCATTCAACTGGCTCCACGGTGACTTCTCCTTCATCATCATTACTTTCATCATCAAAAGGGACTGTAGGAAGCTTCCGGGCTTTTTTCTCTGGCTGCTCTGAATCAGTTTCTTCTGTCTTTTCTTTTGGGGCTTCTGTAGCTGCGGCCTTTTCTACTATTTCTTTCAAAATGTTTTCATCTGCACGCATCAAGTCAAGCACCTTGCCTCGCCCTTGACCAAGCGGTTTCCCGCCTTTTCCAAGGCTGAACCACGCTCCCTTTTTAACAACAATCTTCTTGTTAATAGCATCGTCAAGAATTGCAGCGATTTGATCAATCCCGTGTCCAAACGTTATTACAAATTGGGCAACGCGGAATGGTGGCGCAACTTTGTTTTTTGTTACTGTCGCCTTGATGCGGTTTGAAACTACTTCTTCGCCTTCTTTGTCTTTCCCAATTGCGACAATCTCAACGCGGCAAGAAGAGTAAAACTTCAAAGCACGACCGCCCGGTTCTGTCGTTTTCTTCCCCCATTTGACTCCAATCTTTTCTCGCACCTGATTTGTAAATAAAATCAAACTTTTTGACCTGTTTACTTTTCCAACCAATCGTTTCAAACTTTGCGACATCAACCGTGCTTGTGTTGCGACATGAGCAGCCCCATAATCACCTTCCAATTCGGCTTCGGTTGTCATTGCTGCAACACTATCGACAATAATCAGACGTGTGCCTTTATCGATCAATTCATCAATTACGTTCATCGCCTGATTGCCCGACTCTGGTTGGTGAATCATAAGCAACTCGACATCTACGCCAAGGTTCTTTGCATAGTCCACGTCAAAGCTGAACTCAGTATCAACAATCGCGACTTCATCCTCTGTATATTTCTTTTGAAACTCCGCAATTGCATGAAGACACAGGGTCGATTTCCCACCGCTCTCGGGTCCGTATACTGCACAAACGCGGCCCATAGGCCAACCACCGCCCAAAGCCCAATCCAACGTCTTTGCGCCCGTGGGGAGCCACTCAATTCCAGATTCAATATCTTCGTCGCCAAAGAACAAAACAGCGTCTTTGTTATCACCCCCAAAATCACCACCGTTGATACTATCACAGATGCCTTTAAGTTTTTTGATGCGTTCTCTGCGCTTTTTATCACGCTTTTTATCCTTGTCCTTAGCCATCCCTTCCTCCCATAAATAAAAGGGAAGGCTCAGAAACTGAGCCTTCCCAGTTTTCCTTATTCCTTGCTTGCGCGTTTCTTTGCTTCAATGATGCAATCCGCAAGGCTGTCACACTTTGCGCACTCGTCGTGGCTTGGATCATCAACCGTTCCAAAACAATCCCAAGTCGGCTTTTCTTTGTCCTTTTCTTTATCGTCGGAAAAGTCATCGCCAAAACCTTCACTCAGCGGCGGCATTCTCTTTTTCTCCGGCTTTTCTTTCTCTTCTTCCGGCGTACTTTCTTCCTGAGATTCTGGTTCGCTCGTAACCGCGCTTTCACTTGCGGGAGCTTCTTCGCTTGAAGGCGTTGTCTCTCCCTCTGCGCTTTCAAGAATTTCCCGCAAGTCATCATGTAAACCGTCAACGATTTTTTGAGGTTCAACCATGCGACCCGCGATGCGACGCAAGTCATGAAGCGTCATTTTCTTTTCTTCATCAGTCAATGGCGTTTGTTTCACGCTCATTCCCTGTGTAACGGCAACAGCAGAATAGCAAACACGAGCGCCGTTGTGTCCTTTGATAATATTGATATCAACGCCTTCTTTAGCGTCACTAATATCAACTTTTAGCTGCTTGAAAATCCCGTCAACATCGTTCCACGCTTCCATTCCTATGTTCGCAACCTTGTACCCCAAAACCTGTTTTTCAACGCCAGCATCATCAACTTCTGTAACGTTGGGGCTTCGACGATCAATAACGTTCCACTTCAACGCCGTGGTAACGCTTGCGTCGCTTACAAGGTTTTCAAGAAACTGCTTGTCCTGCGGTTCAATTTCTTGTCCTGCTTCTTTGAGCGCGTTTTTCGCAACGCGCCAAAGCTTGCAAATAGGGCACGTTTTCTCCTCTTTTGCCTTTTCATTTTCAATGTCCCAATTCGGGCAATTGATCATTTTTGGCAATCTGCCTTCTCCTTTGAACGCTTCCGAAATGCAAAGGCCACGATCACCCCGTTGATGGTTTGGAGAAATAAAATGCGTCTTTACTTCCAAGAATTCTCCCACCAGACGAATGATGTTGTCGCCATC